GTTATGGATTTTAATGCCCGTCACGCCTTTGGCTTCGATGAGCCGGGATATATTACTCTCTATAAGGGCGACGAAGAAGAAATTAAAGAATGGGCTAGAGCTGTATGGCCGCCCAAGGCATTATATAACTTAACCTTTGGTTTCTTTACGCCCTCTAAAATGGATGAATGCATTACTGAATTGCCTCCGTCCATTACTCCGGTTAAATTAACTTGGGCTGAAGTCCAAGACCATGACGACCGGATGTTGCCGCATGATCGGGTCCATGATTACGTTCTGTCTATTCTTCAGGAAAAGGAAAAGGCTGCTCATCCTAGCGATTTTCAAGGTATGCCTGCTGAATGGATTGAAAGGGATTTAGCGGTATATAAGAAATTAACCGCACAGAACCGCTATGGTGAAAAGAGCATTTATACTTTCATTGATGGTAATGAAAATAGATACCAGTGGGCAACCGATACCAAAAATTATGAAGTTGGACAGTTCGTGCGGTTAAAGATGAAAGTAAGAGCACATTCAGTAATTGATAATGTCAAAACTACAGTTGTATGGTATTGTAAGGAGATTTAAAATGATTATACTAGCGCAGTGCTATAATGGCTCTATTCATAGATGCGAATGCGGCGCAGTACTAGGTTATAATTCCTAGGATATAAATGAAGGGCAATTTATTTATTGCCCTGTGTGTAGAGTACGTTAGAAAGTAAAAATGAATTTAAATTACGATGGTATTGTTTAGGAAAGCGAGGAGAAAAAATGACCCTGTGGTTTGAAAATCGTCTTGGTGATATGAGACAGATTGCACATTGTGAAAGTTGGGCAGATGTATACAGGTCCATTAGAGAATTCATTGACCAGGCTAATGCCGCAAAAAGGCCAGGAGAGCCTAGATTTAAATCGTATTATTCTAGAACATGGGAAGATGAAAATACTGGTATGACAAAAATTGATGTTGGCAGCTGGAATGAATTCTTTTATGTGAGCGAGGTATAATATGATTGTAAGTGCAGCAGTCCGAATATTTGACTTTAAGCAAAATAAGATTTGGAATATTCCATGCCATCGGCATTGGCAAGCATTTTATATTTTAAAAGAATTTGGTTATAAGAAGTCAGACTTTAGGGAAATAGCACAAGGATTTCTTGATGAAAGAGATAACTTCTATGACCGGGTCGCCGCGCATAAGCACGCTTGGGGCCACGGCCAACTTAAAGAAGATTACTATAATCCGCGAGAACTCTTTAGTGAAGATTTATGGTAATAAGTAATTGACAATCTTTAAAATTATGTTATAATATATCTATAAGAAAGGAAAGGAATGAAATAAATGAGCATGCATTGTGGCTATATTATTCAAGTAAAAGACCTTCGTCCTCATCCTAATGCAGATCGGCTTCAGCTTCTTCATGTTTTTGAAACCGATACCTGTGTTGGACTGGATGTAAAAGTTGGAGATATTGGCATGTATGTGCCTGCCGATATCAAGCTTGGAGAACGTTTCTGCCAGGTGAACGGGCTTTTGCGGCAGAAAGATGAGAATGGGAATCCTATTGGAAATGGTTATCTTGACCCACAGAAGCGTAACGTAAAGGCAATTAATTTGCGCGGACAGCGGTCAGATGGTATCTATTTGCCTATTACTTCTTTAACTGACTTCTGCAAGATTTCTGACTTAAAGGTTGGCGACCAGATTACTGTTCTTAATGGCGAAACCATTTGTGAAAAGTATATTCCTCGCGTTAATCCTGCTCGCGCCAGCACAATGCCGCATCTTAAGGGAGTAAAGAAGAATATTTGTCCTCTGTTTGCAGAGCATGTAGATACCGAGCAGCTCGCTTATAATCTTGATAAGTTCCATACTGGTGATATTGTACAGCTTACTCTTAAAATGCATGGAACTTCGGCAAGAACTGGTCATCTTCCTATTATTCATGAACGGAAGCAAAACTTTATACAGCGGTTATTCCACCTTCCGGTGAAAACTTACACCGAATATGGTTATGTTAACGGCACTCGTCGTGTAGTAATCGGAGAAGGCCGTAAGGGCGGATTCTATGAAAGCGATGACTTCCGTTATGCTATGGCCGCAAAGCTTGAGGGTAAACTCCCTCGCGGCTTCACCGTCTATTATGAAATCGTTGGATTCCAGGGCCCTAATGGGACTCCTATTATGAGCCAGGTTGTAAATAGCAAAATTAAGGATAAGGCGTTTGCGCAACAATATGGAGAAGTTACCACCTTCTCTTATGGGTGCGAACAGGGTAACCAGTATGAAATGGGGCCCCTTGATACTGGTGTATATCATCCTTGCTGTGATATGTACGTTTACAGAATCACTATGACCAATGAAGACGGAGTAGTAATCGAACTGTCTCCTGACCAGATTAAGCTTTATTGTGAGCAGTGGGGTGTAAATGTTGTTCCTGAATTTGAACGCTTTATTATTCCTGAGGGCGTAGACCCCGGAGAATATGTAGTGCGTAAGGTTGAGGAATACTATGATGGGCCAGACCCCATTGGAAAGACCCATGTACGTGAAGGCGTGGTTGCGCGTATCTGCAATCGGTCTAACTTTGCAGTTTATAAGCACAAGAATTTCTCCTTCAAGGTGCTGGAAGGTATCGCAAAGGATGAAGCAACCGCGCCCGATATTGAAGAAGCACAGGAGATTATTGAAAAGGAGTAAATAATGACTGTTAAAGAATTACGCGAAATTATTTCTAAATATGATGATGATAAAGAAATTAATGTCATGATTGAAGATGTACATGGACTTCAATCTCCACTGCATATGGCACTTGCTCCACTTCAATATTATGGGCTACTGAACGATGGAAAAGTATTTTTAGGCGGTTATGATTTTTATAAAGGTAAAAATATATATGACGAAAACGGAAGTAATTAAGTATCTTAAAATAGAGCGTGAATGCATTAGCCGTGATTGCAATCACAATTGTGGCGAATGCGATTTGGCTTAGGAACAAGATACATTATTAAATGCATATAATAGCGCGATTGCGCTTTTGGAGGATAAAGATGAGTAAAGAAGCATTAGTTATGAAGTATTAGGCTCGTATTAATTTACTGAATTCCCGAGACCCCGAAGGAAACCGGGGAATTATAAACAAGTTAAAGAGAAAGATTAGAAAAATAGAAAATCAGTGATGTTAAAGGGTGCTAGCACCCTTTTATTTTTGAGGAGATAATATGCATAATATATATTTTTTTACAGACGTCCATGGCTATCGTCCTTTATTTGATGCAGTAATAAACTATTGCTTTAAAGAAGATGATGAGCCTACAATTATTTTTGGCGGCGATGCTGCTGACCGTGGAGAAGATGGGTATAGTATTATGAAAGATATACTAACAAACCCATATATAATTTACCTTAAAGGAAATCATGAGGATATGTTTGTAAAAGCGGCCAGACAAATCCGTACCGACTTTAACTTTACAGGAGCTTCTGTGGGACAGATTTATAGAGCATTAGGCGCATGCTATAGTACCGATAATGATAAAAATCTTGAAATTCAATTAGCTATACATAATGGAGGATTAGATACTCTAGTTGATTGGGTAGTGGATGGAATGCCCATGAATATAATAGAGCGGATTAATAATTTGCCGTATACTTTTTCCTATGAGCGATATGATTTTTGTCATGCTGGCGGAGTTTACCCGGCTTTTAAACGCATAAGTGACTGCGAATATAATAACAGTGCGCTAGATGAAAAAGATACAGATTTTTTACTATGGGATAGGCACAGCTTTGAATATGGCTGGGAGCCTAATAGAATATGCATACATGGTCATACTCCGACAAGAGCGCTGCTTAAATTTTTAAATAGAAATTACTATATTCCAGTTCAGCCACTTAAATATAGTGGCGATATCAATCCGCTGTATACAGGCTACAAAATTGATATGGATACTGGTGTGGCGAATACTGAAACAATATTCGTGTTGAATGTGCTTACACAAAAAGCACAAGGTTTTACTTTAGAAAAAAATGAACAAGTGAGACAGATTGAAACAATTCAACTGTGATTTTAAAACTTATTTATGAAGAAGAAAGCTGCCGCAAGGCAGCTTTATTTTTAAATTTTGAGGAGGGATAATAGTGGCCACAGATTTAAATTTTCTTAATATACATTACCCTTCTGGTGTAAAAGATCCAGCCACTCCTTATGTTTATTTTAAGACGCTCTTGGATACAGATACTGGAAAATATATTTATAATGCGGTTTTACCATATTTTTCATCCCATCTAACAAAGAATACAGCGAATACCTTTTCTGATGTTGATACTACTAATATCGAAGCCGCATTTACTTTTTTACAAAGTGCAATCAAAGTAGAGTATGCAAAAGAGATGAGCTTTATAAATTCTTTAAAAAATCTAATGAAAGATAATTCTTAGCAATTGCCATTAGAAGTACCATCAACCAATGAAGACTGGTCAAATTTTATTATATTAATTCAAAATGCTATTACACAAAATAATCATGGCATACAAAATTTACGAAATGAATTTAATCGCTTAAAAGCTAATCATGAGAAACGAAAGATTGCTATTAAAGAACAAGGGCAAGATATAATATTTGCATAGCAAGACCAAATATCTCGCATGACTTCTTGGATAGGACGATTAGAACATTTTTTAGATGAGAATACTAAAAATAAGTAGTCTGATATTGCTGACGAATTATATGGAATAATTTTAAATAAATATGGCTCTGAATTATTAACTATAGGAAATAATGGCATGCCTGAATTAAATCGCTCTTAGGTGTTTGCTATAATACAGGCTATTAGTTCCATAGCACTGCGTGATTATACTGTATTACACTATAATGATGATTTTAAGGGATTTGATTGGAAAAAATTTCAACAATTGTTAGAAGACCCCTCGCTAGATATACAAATTTCATCTTTTATTGCTAGAGCAAAAGAATTTCCTTTTATTACCGAAGACTTAATGAATAGTTTAGAAATTATTAATGATAACCATAATAATAGTAAAACTGCAATAGAATATTCATAGCTAATTAAAATAATTTAGCAAGGAGAAACATCTCATAAAGTTCTAACACAAATAGGATAGCAATTTCAGAGAAATTATTCTAATCGAAAGAATATTCTTACAGAAAAGGCGTTTAAATTAACAAATGTATCAAACGTTTATGCAGAAGTTTTATCAATGATAAATTTTAGTATGTCTTCCGGTTCTATCTACTCATCAAATACTGGTAGTTCTGGCGCAAAGCCTGATAATCTACTAGCAGTATTAAATATAGATTTAAACCAATTAAATTTATAGAATGAAGAAGATAAACAAATTTATAGAGAAATTGTAGAAATTCGTAAGGCACTAATTAATCTTAACAATCATCTTTCAAGTACAAACACTGCTAAATATTATAAAGATCAAAAAGATGTCTGGGACGCAGCTGAGAAAAAAATTAATGCTGCTCTTTAGCGAATGCAAGAAAAATATAATTTTTTACTTAATTGCTTTATTATTGAAGATTCTACCAAAGATTATTTTCAACTTGAAGCAGGAGCAAAATACGATAAAGTAAGCAATGCTTTTCACGGAGGTTCATTAGGTGCAAAATTAAATGATTAGTTAGCTAAAATTAGCGCTTTTTAGTCTGCAGGTGCGATTAGTATGATAGATGCTCAATGGCTTACTGCAGCAATTATCAATTCTGGACCTGGCATGATTGCCGAAAATAAAAAAAATTATCTAGAATAGTATTTAGCAATGTTTGCGACTATTTTATTATTCGATGATTAGTTAAATATTGCCGCGGAAGCTATTAAGAATATGGCGAGTAATTAGCCTTCATCTTCTGGTGTAAAAAAAATTCACATATTTTCTTTAAACAATGGTTATTATCCACTGTCATATGTTCTATAGCTTACATATAATAATTTATATCAAGGCTATGCTACTCTTTTATCGAATTTAAAAACTAATAGTGGCGCATTAGTGGAAATTTCAGGATATGTAAAAAATCCCGGGAAAGAAGCTGATAATAGTAAATCTATTAATAATTGGGAAACCACCCGTGACGCCGCACTATCAAGTACTAAATTAAAAATATAGTTTATGGTCAATTTTCTAGGTACTTTAAACACTTTATTACCAAAATAATCTCCATCCCAAAAGGATAGAGTTTATATACATAACTTTCTCCCCAAGGAGGTGACCCACCATGACCGAGGAACAAATTGAACATATACTAGACTGGCTCGTACACAACTTTGTATAGGTACTCCTAATATTCTCTATCTTCATTCAAATCACTCCTATTAAATGGAACCCTATTTCCTCGTTTGTTAAATGGTTTGGTAAGTTGCTTAATCAAGACGTTAACAAACAAATCGAGGGCGTTGAAGATTCTATAGAAGACATAAAGACTGATATCAGCGCCAATGAAAAAGACAGAATTCGCTGGGAAATTTTAGAATTTGCAAATTCATGCAGAAATGGAATAAATCATTCTCATGATGAATTTAGGCATATTACTGATTTGCATGATAAGTATGTACAGCTTCTAGAACGTACTGGTGACCAAAATGGAGTATTCAATACAGAGTATGAATGGATACAAAGTATCTACAAAAAGAAACTTGACAACAATGACTTTCTTAAATAATTGACTTTTTTCGTAATTTATTATATAATAAATTATAATAAGAAATGGGGAGAAAATTATGATACAAGAAAAACGTAGTGCTGAACAAATCTCAACCCTAGAAATCTATACAGATGGTTCATGTAAAAGTCTAGGAAATACCCGTTTCGGCGGGTGGAGTTTTATTGCATTACGCGGCGGAGTGTTTCTATATCGGGCATCCGGCTGCGAAGAAGGTACCACAAATCAGCGAATGGAATTAATGGCAATTCGCAATGCTTTAGAATTCGCGCGGCAAAACCGGCACCCTAATGAACGAACTATTATATATAGCGACTCCGCTTATGCTATCAATTGTTTTGAGAAGCATTGGTATGAAACTTGGCTAAGAAACGGTTGGACAAATGCCAAAGGCGATCCGGTCGCGAACGCCAAACTATGGATGGAAATAATTCCTTACTTTGACGACTTTTGGTATTATTTTACAAAAGTAAAAGCACACGCTAACAATTATTGGAACAATGAGTGCGACCGCCTCGCGCAACTTGAGGCGCAAACGCTTAAAGATAATTTTAGAGGTATAAAGCATGAATAAAGAAATTTATCAAGTAGATAGAGATGAGTACGCTGGGTTAATTGGAGAAATGAAGACTTCCTGTTTTGATATGAAAAAAGAATACAAGGAAGACAATGTTCATATTAAACTCGTGAGTAAGAAAACAGGCCATGTAATAACTGAGCGTATCATTGATGCAGAGCAGAACGAAACCTATTATATTTACGAGCTGCCCGAAAACGATGAACGAATGGCGCCTAAAAAGATTCGGCAATACCATCTTGAGACTAAAGAAGAGGTACAAGCCTTCTTTGATATTTTGAATAAGATACAAAAGGAGGGCAAAAATGATAGAACTATTTCCAGATATTAGTGAATAGTTGCGCGCCGATGCTAAAATAGCTTGGTAGCTTGCTTCCTCCTTGCCACCTGCAAGCGCAACAAAATTTTTATAGGCTTATACAGCTTATAACCATACCGAAGAAGAATAGGACTTCTTACAATTTTATTTTAATATAGAAATGGAGAATATGGAAAATGGATAAAGTTGTTATTATTTCTGGTAAATCTGGCTCAGGTAAAGACGCTCTTGGAAAATTTATGAAAGAAGAACTTGAAAAGCATCAGAAAAAAGTGCTTGTAATCCACTATGCTGATGCGGTAAAATGGGTACTGCGCGATTATTTTAATTGGAATGGCGAAAAAGACGAGCATGGGCGCACCCTTCTTCAGCACATTGGTACAGATGTAGTACGTGCAAAGTATCCAGACTTCTGGGCTAATATCGTAGTTGATTTGATTTCTGCCTTTGAAAATGAATTTGATGTAGCAATTATTCCAGATGCTCGTTTTGAGAATGAAGTTCAGCTGGTAATGGAGAAGTTCCCTTCTCTTACTTGCATTAGAGTAGAACGAACTAATCCCAATGGTAGTATCTGGATAAATCCCGCATTTACTTATGAGCAGACGATTCATCCTAGCGAAACTTCACTTGATGATTTTTCATTCAATTATATTGTTCATAACTACGCTGGGCTAGAAGAACTTAAAGATAGCGCGATTGCAGTTCTTGAAGATTTAAAATTAATTTAAGTGTGTAAAGGAGAATAAAAAATAATTTTTACTCAAAAAAATAATTTATTAAAGTTCACTTTTAGTATTATTACAAATCTTATGTGAGGTGAGATAAATGACCATTAAAGAAAAAATAGAATTATTGGTAAATCATGGAGTTAAAGTTACCGAATTGGCTAGACGGGTTAATTGCAATTAGACAACTCTTGGGCGCTGGCTCCGTGGTGAAACAAATCTCTCTTCTCGCCTTGAAAAAGATTTAAATAATATGATACTTCAATTTATATAGGAATTAGAAGTATTAAAGGAGTGAATATAATGGGATTAATTTATATGAGAACTAGTCCAAGCGGTAAAAAATATATTGGACAAACTATTAAAGACGAAAAGCTTCGTTGGAAGGAACATTGTTATGAAGCACTACATGATAATATGCCGGGCTTTAACTCAAAATTAAGTAAAGCTATTCGTAAATATGGTCCAGATGCTTTTACAGTTATCATATTAGAAGAATGTGAAAACGCAGATTTAAATTAGCGAGAGCAGTATTGGATTCAATTTTATAATACCTATCAAATGGGATATAATAGTACATTAGGCGGAAATAGCGGTAACAAATATACTGATGAAGCAATTTTACAATTATGGGGTCAAGGATTAAATTAGCAAGCTATTGCAGATCAGTTATCATGCCATAGAGATACTATAAATAAACGATTATAGCATCTTATTCCAGATTCTGAACGTAAATAGCGACATGATACGACTGCCAATAATACTTTGACCCCTGCTGCTTAGGAAGAAATTTTAAAATTATGGTATGAGAATAAGACAATACGAACTATCGCAGATGAAACTCATCATGATAGAGCAGTAATTTCTAAATGGTTAAAGAAATTAGGAATTTCTGCAGAAGCAATAGCAGAACGTGGACGCAAAAATTCTCGCACTAATCGTATTACTAGACACATAGCCTAGTATTCATCTACAGGAGAATTACTTCGCGTTTTTAATTCCATGGCTGAAGCTGTATCAACATTAGGTATCGGTAATACAACTATTGATAAAATTATCGCTGGTCGCTCTAGAAAATATAACGGTGTTATTTTCTTAAAAAATATAGAAGTAGGAGAATAAATAATGTTATTGAGAGAATTAGAACCTGAAAAGTATTGGAGTTTCCCCTCATCCTATTCGCGCGAAAAGCGCGAACTTGAATTAAGCAAGATGATTACTTCTGGATTATATAGTTTTCAATTAAAAACAGATGGAAATTATTCTGCTTTTATTTGTGACACTGATGGCAATAAACGTATTATTAGTCGAGGGCTTTCAGCCGTAACGCATGAATACGGTCGTATCGAAGATAGACTTTTCTTTTTTGATGCTATTGCTTCAGCCTTTAATAAACCAACACGTATTATGGCTGAAGTTTATTATGATAAAGGTATTGACCGTAATGTAGGTTCTGTTTTACGTGCTAGCCCAATCAAATCAAAAAGTATACAGGATGAAGAGTTCTACATCCAAGCATCTAAAACAATTAAATTTAGCGCAAAAGATAAACGAGATATTGAAGGAAATGAATTCCGTAATCAGAAACTTAAATGGCGCATTTTTGACATCTGGTTCTATGAAGGAGAGAGTTTAATGAATACTCCCTGGATTGAACGTCAAAAGTATGTTAAACTCGCCGCGGAACGTATTAATCATCCTTTAGTATCTTATGTACATTCATATCCCATGGACGAAACATTTTATGATAAACTTAATACTATTTTTGCGGCGAATGGTGAAGGAGTTGTCGTATATAAAAATTCAGGTCTCCCGGAGCCGGGTAAGCGAACCGCACATAAGACCCTTAAAGTGAAGCGAGAACTTGAGAATCTTATTGACTGTGTAATTACAGGCACCGAACCTGCCGCTGAAGATTATAACGGAAAAGATGTCGGTACGTGGATGTATTGGCGAGACACCCGTACTGGCGAGAAATTACAGGGACAGCTGTTTGGCGATTACCAATCTGGGCGCACAATCAAACCAATTAGTCGTGGCGCATATATGGATTGGCCTGGAGCTATTTATGTAAGTGTATATGATAACAATCATAAACTACAACGGCTATGCAAGGTCGCCGGATTAACCGATGATTTTAAAGAACAATTAAAGAACAACTTTAATGAATGGTACTTATGCCCTGTTACTATTGGCGGCATGGCCCTTAGTAACGCCAACGGTTTAAGTATCCGCCACCCTTACTTAAAATCAATTCGTAAAGGCGATATTTCCCCTGATGATTGTACGCTATCAAAAATTATTAGCTAAGCATTTTAATATAAAAAATGCTGAGGAGGACTTATGGATTTAGAAGAATTATTTAGCTCGGTAGAAAAATATGGATTTGATCCAGTAACGTATCAGTATTTTCATCAGCTCTTAGATAATAGAACAATAGTAATGAATGAATATGTAACTGATGCTACTGTAGAAAAGGTATTCCTTCCATTAAGGGAATTTGAAAAGGACGATTCGCAAGATCCCGTCACAATTATATTGAATTCCTGCGGCGGCGATGTATCAAATGGTTTCTACCTAGCCCAATATATTTCTCAATATTCCAAACCATTGCATATTATCGTTCCAGGAATTGCCGCAAGCATGGCAGGAATTATCCTTGCTGGCGGCGGGAAAAATGAGAACGTGACAAGATATTGTTTTCCAGCTTCATATGTATTATTACATGATGGATATGTTGCTTTGGAGTCTAGTGAAGCTAGAACTGCAGATGATATTATGGACTTTAATAAACGAGTAGATGCCGATATCCGTCAATTTATTATTGACAATACTAATATTAGTGCCGAGTTATATGATAAGCATGCTCGTCAGCAGTGGTTTATCAAAGCCAGCGAGATGAAGGAGCTTGGGCTAATTGATCGCATTTACGGAGTTGATGAAAAATGATTAAACATTGGGCAGACACATCTGCAATTTTACACTGGGATACGGCTGAGGCTCAGGTTGCCATCAGCCCTTTAACTTTATCTGAACTAGAGCATATCAAAACTGCTGAGCATACTTCACAAGAATTAAAATATCATGCGCGTGAAGCGATTAGAAAAATTATTGATGGTAATTGCTATTCTGTCATTACTCCTAATAATCGTAAAATAGATAAGATGCTTAAAAAATATAATTTTTTAAGTGATATCAACGATCATAGGATTCTTTGTGCCGCTGAATTATATGCGGAAGAATGTGGGCAAGATGTTATTTTTATGACTTGTGATGCTACACAATATACGTTTGCATTACAAATGCCGCATTTACTAGCAACTTATGCTCTAGGCAAAGAACCTATTTTAGATGAATGGTGCGGTTGGGCAAAATATTATCCTAATGATACTGAAATGTCAATGTTATATTCTGATCCAAAAATAAATATACTTAAGGCAAAGACTAATGAGTTTTGTGAAATTTATAGCAATAACGAGCTGAAAGATATATTGTTTTGGTCAGGGCATGAATTTAGACCATTGAAATATAAGGAAATGAAAAATCCTTATTTAAATGAAGTATTGAAGCCGCGGAATCTTGAGCAGAAAATGGCTTTTGATCTTTTACAAAATAAGAATATAAGAGTTAAACTTCTAACTTCTGCATGGGGCGGAGGAAAAACTTTAATGGCCTTAACTTATGCGCTTGAGCAAGTAGGAAAAGGGAACTTCAAAAAATTAGTATTTATTCGTAATAATATTATAGTAGCTAATACCAACGATGTAGGTTTTCTACCCGGCACCTTGCGCGAAAAGATGTCGATTTGGGGCGGACCGCTAATGGATCACTTAGGCGGCCAAGACATGCTAGACTCTTTAATTGATTCAGGTATCATAGAAATTTTCCCGTTATCACATATACGAGGTCGCTCTATTAGGGACACAATAGTCATATGCGATGAGTGCGAGAATATGGATGATAAGCTTGTAACATTATTAATGAGCCGTATTGAAGAAGGTAGTGAATTAATATTTTGCGGCGATGTCGCACAGATTGACTCACATAAATTTGAGCAGAATAATGGAATACGTTCCATGATTTCACACCTAAATAACGATCCTTTGTTTGGTATGGTCAAACTATTAAAGTCAGAGCGAGGCCCTGTTGCGGCTTTATGCGACAAAATGAGACCTCCAGTTTAATATTCGGGCGCCGAAATGGCGCCCACTTTTTTATTTGACTTTTTCTTAAATTTAAGATATAATAAAAGAAAAAAGGGAGAGAGTAAAATGGATTACGAATACTTTACTACTTTTTGGTCCGACTTTGATATCGCCGAGCATTTTGGAAGCACCGCGATTGATGAGACTGCTAAGCATGCATATGATGAATGGAAGGATGATGTTAAATATTTAACAGAGTTGGTAATGATTCTCAATCATAAATGTTGGGCGCATTACCAGAAAGGTAGCGACATGCTATCGGAACATTATGCCAATTTGTACTATGAATATTACGATCAAGCACTTAATTATCTGGATGAAAAGGGAAACAAAGAAGATATAAGCTATTTTATTCGTACTTTAGACTAAGGGAGGAAATAATATGATAGAGAAATCAAAGTTTTATGATCTAATGATTGAAGAGTACTTTAAGCGCCATCCTGATGCTGGATTAGCCTGGTGGATGCTACCACTAGACCAGCAGCCAGAAGGCTTTAAGCAGGAGATGTATGATATTCTTTGGGACTTGACACATAAGGAGAATAAATAATAATAGTCTAATATTTGACTTTTAATTACCTCATATGTTATAATATAGTTAGAGGTGATGGAAATGTCTTGCGGAATTTACATAATAAAAAATTTATTAAATCAAAAAGTATATATAGGATAGTCTGTTGATATAGAAGAAAGGTGGATAAAGCACTGTGCAGGATACGGAATCGCACATAATTCTGCAATTGATAGTGCTATTAAAAAATATGGGCAAAATAATTTTTCATTAGAAATTTTAGAATTATGCCCGCGTGAGGAATTAAATAATAAGGAAGCATATTATGCTAATTTATATAACTCATATGTACCTAATGGATATAATATTAATAAATGCGGTGAAGCATTTCACAATTCACAGTATGATAAAGAAATTTCATGCTATAATTTATTAACAGGCGAACTTATTAACACTTTTTCTTGTACTCATGAGGCTGATAGACAAGGATATTTACGACAAAGTATTGTAGCTGCTGCCGATTAGAAAGGCCGCAGTAAAACAGCTTATGATATGCTATGGCAGTGGGGTCATGAAAAACAAATTCCTGTAATTAAACCAAAAGCAGGAAAACATGGCGGAAAACGAGTATATCGGTATGATAAAGACACAGGCGATTTTATAGATAGTTTTAAATCATTAACTGATGCTGAGCGTTATTTAAATAAACCGGGAGGAAATAAAAATATTTCTGCTGTATGTAATGGTAAGCGTCAATATGCTTATAATTATAGATGGTCATATAATTTATATAATAATATTTTGGAGGAATAGAATAAATGAAAATTTACTTAGCAGGTAGTATATTTTATTATGGAGATGTATTAAGAAATACTGAATGGGCCAAAAAGATTAGACAAGCTATCCCCAATGTAGATTTATACTCTCCTATTGAAAATACTGATATTAATGGAACAGAAGGAAAAAAGAAATTTGCTGGTTCACAAGAAATTGCGACTGCAGATAATAAACGTTTAAATGAAACTGATATCTTAATTGCTTGTTTAGACAATGATATTATTCCTGCTGGTACTTGCGCTGAAATTGGTAAGTTTCATGAAAAAATTGAGCGCGGCGACCATAAGTATATTGTTGGCATTTGTACAGATAACAGGCAAATGTATTTAACCCATAGTGAAGCAAAGGATAAAGGCGGCGCCGCTTCATTAGGAGAACAGCAATACAGCTATCAAAACTTATATGTAACTGGGCTTATCAAGCAGGGCGGCATTCTTGTGTCCAATATAGAAGATGCTATTGCTTTTGTGAAAGAACATGAAAACGAGTTTAAAGAGCATAATGATTTTGTGTCAGACTGGAGGTAAATATGAATATAAATACTACAGATAAAGTTCAGACTGGAGAGTCAACTACAGGAACTAGTACAAGTACAACTTATACTTACAAGCATCCTTCTCATTATATTGAAAAAGGATGGGAATGTCCTCGTTGCGGCCGCATTAATGCCCCGTGGCTCAGACAGTGCGATTGTAATGTAAACAATTGGCAATGGACTTGTGGCGATAAAACTACAGTTCGTGACGACTGGTGGAAAGATTATGTTACATGCTCTCAAGCAGATACAGTCGGCGGCAGTGATTATTGGGATGACACAGAAAGTTTATGGTCTAATGTATTAAAAAATGTAAGTAATATAAAGGAAATTTATTAAATATGAACGATATTATTCATCTACAATTAAATAACTGGTTTTCTGGACGAGATTATCCATCCGTAGAACCAATTAGATTCTGGATTCTATATAATAAATTTTGTGACGATAAATGGTGTAAGGAAAATCATCTATGCGTGAATGCGGCTTATATTGATGCATCTCTTAATTATTGTATTGCGGCTCCGCGCGCTTGGTTAGAGAAGTATTGTCCTGTTATTTTGTCAAATGACGATTATACCTACACATCTAGACGTACACTTTGGAATCATGAAACAAATGCTTTTGAAGAGAAAACATTCCACCATACAAAAAAATATTCTGATTTTATTATAAATGGCGATGATGGAAGATGCGGCACGCATTTTCCAGAATATAAAGAAGAAAATTATGGTGTCCATTGGGAAGTAGAAGATGAAGATGGACACTATTATTTAGAAGGAGATTGACTTTATGATTTATGAAATTAATGATAAGTTACCAGTAAGACGACTAATAGTTACAGCACTACAGCAAGTTATTGCTTGCTTTGTTGCAACAATTCTTATCCCTACAATTTGTGGTGTCCCAATTGCTCCAGCCATGTTGGGCGCAGCACTCGGTACGCTTGTATATCAATTAATTACTCGCGGCCAAAGCCCTATGTTCATTAGCTCTTCTGGCGCATTTGTGGCCGCAGTAATGGGCGCACTTGCGCTTGGAGTTGCGCCTAACTATACAGCCGTATTTATTGGCGGTTTAATTGTTTGCGTAATTTACTTCATAGTCGGAATGGCAATTAATCACTTTGGTACGGCATGGATAAATAAGCTATTGCCGCCAGTAGTAATCGGACCAATCGTTGCTGTAATTGGCTTAAATCTTGCAACTTTCTTGCCTACTTACTTCCAAGTTAATGGACAATATAGTCTTATTGGTTTTGGATTAGGTATGCTTACATTACTAATTACAGCGCTCATTTCTCACTATGGAAAAGGATTTATTAAGAATCTTCCATTCCTAGTCGCTATTCTTATTGCATACGCTTTTGCCGCAATCCTCACAGTATGCGGAATCCCGATTATTGACTTTAGCGTATTCAAGAATGTAAGCCTTTTTCAGGTGCCAGACTTCTCATTCTTACACTTTACTTGGTGGGATTTTGGCTTCCTGCCACAAATTCTGCTATTATTTGTACCACTAAGCTTGGTAACTATTTCTGAACATTTATCTGACCATAAAGCTTTAAGTGCCGTCATTGGGACAGATTTGACACAGAATCCCGGCCTTGGTTATACACTTATCGGTGACGGCGTTGCTACAGCTCTAGGTACATTTATTGGTGCAATGCCTAACACGAGCTATGGTGAGAGCGTTGGTACAACCGGTTTTAGCAAGATTTGTTCTAAATACGTTATTACTTTAGCCGCAGTTATTATGGGAGTTGCCGCATTCATCGAACCTCTTCAAGCTTTTCTAGTAAGTATTCCCAGTGCTATCTTCGGAGGCTGCGCGGCAATCCTCTACGGATACATTACTTTAAGCGGCATTCGTACTATCAAGGATAATAATATTGACCTGAACAATAACAAAAATGTAACAATTATCGCAGCTGTACTTACATTAGGCGTAAGTGGTGTGGTATGTAACTTTGGCATTGTCAGTATCGGAACAACAGCACTAGCAATGATAGTCGGAGTTATTCTCAATCTCGTTCTAAAAGATAAACCCGAAAGGTGGTAAAGTGGGATGATAGTTGAATTAACGAACCACTACATTGAAATGTCGGCACAATATGAAATTGAACGAATAGAAGAAAACAGGTATGGAAGTGTTCAGTATTTTCGATTTTATTTTGGACGTGGAAGATGGTCAAGAGAATATAGCGAACCGACATATACATACATAGTTATTAATGACAGGAAGTAAAACGATGTGATAAGTGACGGAAGGTAGAGTGAGATGTTTGATATATTGGAATTACTTGGGATTACTAGATATGATAGTTCTGGTCAACTTCGTAATCCTGAAGAAGTTATAAATGAATGGATGGAAAAATAGGATTTATTAACTTGGCGTGTCTGGTATAGTTTGCAACTTTTTAAAGGAGTATAAATAATGTGTGGAATAGGGAATAGAACCTGCGGAATATGTGCTAATGCTAACGGCTGTCTTGCTTCTATGAACGAAGATTATTTCCATCTCGCTTCTAAACAAGAAGTACAAAAGCGTTTAGAAGAAGGCCGTTATACTGATGATACAGCGATTATGAAGCAATACGTAGAGATGCCAGATAATTATATTAAATTATGTATGGCATGGATTTGAGGAGTTCAATTTTGAACCCCTCTTATTTGACTTTTTCTAAAATTATAGTATAATTTATATAGAAAAAAGGGAAAGGAGAAAGTAGAATGGGTCTTGATATACATATCTATCGTGCACGCACTAAGAAGGTATTTAAGACAGAGGAATGGTACGGATCGGAGGCAGTAACTGAAGTTTATTATGCCAGGAAGTTTTGGACTCTTATTGAGCAGGCATCGTTTCTTAATGTAAATGACGACTGCTGCGATTTCATTGAACTTTCGCGCGAAAACGTAGAAGAACTTATTAACATTACAACCCATAATGCAGATTACTTTGATGGATTTGAAACTGTCCCAAAGCTTTGCGAAATTTTGCGACATTTTGATGAAGATGAAGAAAATGGCTATCATTATTATATGGAGTTTGATTATTGATGATGACAAAAACTGAAGTAATTGATGCACTCAAAACTGAACTTAGTAAAACATATGTAATTCGGACTACTCAGTATGAGAGTGGTAAAATAGTAAAGACTTCTGATAGAGAATATCCCAATGAGTATCTTAGTTTCGACCGTCCTGTAATTGAAGCCGCTCTTGCACTATTGGAGGGACAAAATGAGATTTAAAGATTGTACTGAATATTTTCCTATCTTTGATACGTTGGTTGGTTCATACCAGCCATTCGCTTCTATTAGCGCCACTGAAGAATGGCGCGAGAACCCTTTCTGGGAAGATTCGTCTTGCTATTCATTTGTAACATTTGATCCTGACACTAAAAAGTTTACTGCTTGGAGTTACAGTTTCTGGCGTGTAAATGGTTATATAAATGAAACTGATGACCCAGAAGAATTTTATCCAGCCGTTTGTTCAGAAGACTATGGATGGGAAAAGGTTGACCCATGGAATTATCAGTCTAACGACCAAGTTATTGCTCTAGATGATGAGCTCGCGATAGAAATGGATTGGCCGTTAGATGAGATTAAAGAGAGAAAGTGGCGGCGTGAACAGGTTGCATATTTGTTTGATACGGACTCTTATTTAAATGGTTTCACGTTTACGAATATTGAGGCTTTAAAAAAATTTATTAAGGAACGGAAAGATTTGTTATAATTTAAAGGGTATGATATGACTTATTCTATAGAGGATAAGTCTATTTCTTTTACTCTAGTTTATGACAAACAAGTCAAGAGGTGATAATTTGATTGAAGAAATTTTAAATAATTTTAAAGAGTATGTTCGTATCTGTGGAAGAACGCAAGTTGAGATTGCAGAACAATTAGAAATCACGCAATCTCATCTTAGCCGTATATTGCATGATAAACGAACACCATCAATGACACTATTACGTAAGATAGAGCATCTTATGGAGGAAGAAAAATGAGCGAAGAAACAATAATTTATTATCGAGTATATACTCGTCGTCTTGCTGCTTTATTGCGCGCAGAAGGATTCCAGCTACTTGGGATAGATAAAGATTATAAACATGAAGGATATGATAATTATTTATTTGCTGATTCTCCTAAGTTACGTGCAGCTATAGCAAGATTAACCCATAAAGGGTGAGGAGGATTGAGCGAATATGAGCGAAAAAAGAGCACTCTCATTATTGAGTGATGTAGACAAATCCACTTATAATGAGAAAAACCTATTTTATCAAATCGCGCCAGAAATGTTTGAAAAAATTAATCAAAAAATTGATAATAAAAGCGGCGCGCAAAAGACCTTATTACTTTATTTAATTTTTCAGCGGCAGAATGGTGATTTTCATCCAGCAGAAGCGACCATTCTAAAGGCGTGCAATTTTGACCATAAACGTTATAATGCAGCACGAGATGCTCTCGTTGAACGAGGCTTTTTAGAATATGAACCTTATAAATATCTTAAAATTATGTACAAAAAAATCATGGAATAATGTGTGTTTTGAAAACACATCTATGTTCTCACGACACACTTCATTAATGTATGTTTTGAAAACACATGTGTGTCGTCAAGACACATCTAATGTGTGTCTTCAAATCCAGAAGGTATGTTGTGAAGACACTTTCCACCTATGTCGTGAGAACACACATAATATAATAAGATATAATAAAATTACCATAATAAAAATATAAGAAATGCGCCCATTTGGCGCTGGCGCGCCAAGGCGCACGGCGTTTTGAAAAAATCAAAAAGTTGACGTTATTTCAAATTTATAGTATAATATACTTACGAAAGGAGAGATAGTGATGATTATTGACGTTATAAAAAGTAAAGGTGTTCCTTTTAAATGTGATAACTGCAACTCTTATTTTGTATGGAAACCTGATAAACACGGCGTATGCTCTGTACGCCCGCTACATCCTAAATGTAAAGAAATCGGGTGTGAATATTATACGCCAGCACAAAAGAAATGCCCGCAATGCGGAAGTGACAATCTTTCTGAAATACCAACATTTGTTTATAAAATTATGAGAGCGGTGAAGTAAAAATGAAAATTACAGAACGAAAAGAAGTAACCCACACAATAATTGAAGAAGTGATTGTTGGAAGAAAATGTGATATTTGCGGCAAAACGATTAATTGCGTTGATCGTCTTGGAAATTATAATTTTTTTACTATTCACACATGGCATAATGATTGGGGCAATGACTCTTGCGAATCGCACGAATATTTAGACGCATGTTCACCGGAATGCGTTATGAAGTTCACTGAAGAATATATTCGAAAATCATTTGAACAAGTATATAACAGTAAACAGATTGAAATTGAGCACGTCCGAGGCGTAGGAGAAGGGATTACTGAATACACTCCGCTATTTTAATTGAAAGGTTGATGAAATGAAGATGAGTACAACAGAAAATGTTATCAATGATTTAAACACGGCAAAATTCATATTGGGCAATACGCAGATAATGCTTACCAGAGAACTACGTATCAGAATTGGGCAGGCCATCAATAGCGCTATTGATCTACTGGAAGAGCAGGAACCGATATTGCTTGAGAATCAGCATAAACCTTATGGAATCAGCACAAACGCCAATTCCCCATGGATTAGCAGATGTCCAAAATGTGGCAAGAAAGTCGAAGGCAGACAAACAAAATATTGTAAATATTGCGGACAGGCGGTGAAGTGGGAATGCGCGAACTGATTTATCGTGATGATTGTGACCTTAATGCGCCATCTATGGATAGAGATGGTATGATACGAGACTTAATGGCAGAATACTCTCTTAATTGGAATGAATGTGATGAAGATAAGGTCTTTGAATTCGCAAAAGAACTTATGGAGCGGGCGCAATATGTTATCAATACCACTCCGACTGTCACAACAGACGAAGTAATGGCATATACATGTCCAGAATGCCATGTCATTAGTCTTGTCTATAGCAATGAAAGATATTGCCCAAATTGCGGCGTTAGACGCCATGAATATATGGAGGATATAAGATGAAAGTAATTGCTCGCCCAGTTGGAACTGGAAAAACAAAAGAACTAATGGAAATGGCGCTTGAGGCCGACGGAACTATTCTTACTACAAATAAGCGTGCGCTTCAAGTCAAAGCAGAAGCCTATGGATTTGACTCCCTACATATTATTGATTTGGGAGACCTAGAGAACGGGGACTTTGATGAGTACAAGCCGCTATTCGTACATAAACTTGATGACGTGATGCAAGAATATTTTAAACTTGGCTATAATCTTAATCTGCAAGGTTTTAGTGTTAGAATGGAGGGTTAAAAATGAGTGATGATGTGGTTAGAGTGTATTCTAAAGAAGAATTAAGTAATGCTATAACCAATACAATTGAATATTATCAACATACAGTAGACGCTTTACGTAAGACAAATCAGCGCTTGATAGATGATGCCGATGCAATAGTTGAAGAATGCTATAAGAAAGATATTGAAACACTCAAGGAACGTTTGCGCCTTTCCTATGGACAATTTACTTCTCAAAAGGAGCTAGATGCCTATAATGACTTTACCCGCAGACACATGCATGACCGCTTAACATCTAAATACAATGGCGGTCGTGCGCCCTATCTTATTCCTACCGACACTGGTTTTGGCACTCACCTAAAAGTGGTATGTCCTATTTGTGGCGAATCAGAAGATATTACAGATACGGAGGCATGGTAATGTACGATTATAAAGAAGCAATGGTTAAGGATATTAAAGAGTATATTGATGATAACCAAATGTTCCCAGAACCTGATGAAACATATGATGATTACATTCAGCGGCTTGAAAGCGACCTCTGGGGTGTAGATGAGATTACCGGCAATGGTTCATTCTACTATGCCTCGGAAGAAGAGTGTGAAAATTATGTAGGGCATGGCATTAGATTTCTAATTGAAGTTATTACAGAATGGGACCTAGACCTAGCGAAAAGTAAACAATTCCGTGATGCGCCCGCCCGCTACTTGGACTGTTTAATTAGATGTTATCTTTTTTATGAATGTGTAGATAAGGCGGTAGATGAACTTGGATACACCTTTAAAACTTAAGGTTATGGTTACGTATTCTTGGGAAGAACTTATAGACCCAAAAGAATATGGTGATGAGTTTATTTCTAATATAAAAGAACATTACATACTTACTGGTGCATACCAAGACCGAATTGAGAAGTTAGATACACGAGCAGCTAATTGTCTGCCCGATGATTATAAGTGCAATGTAGATTTAAAATGGGCAGATAATTGACTTTTAATAAAATTATGATATAATATATGTATAAGGAAAAAGGAAAGGAGAAAATTTTCTAACCCCAGGAGAATTTTCTAAAATCCTATTTTAATAATTCTACTTACTCTATGGCAGGAGGTGAGAAAATGAAATATAAAACATTTTCTGAAATGAATGAATTACTTCGTACCGCCGCAAATATTAATCCAAAAAGTTGTAATGGTAAAAAGATAGAAGATATTGCTACAATAACTGGGATTAGTAGTCAGATGTTATACAAATGGCGTGCTGGTAGTAAAATGTCAGGAGAGAAAGTAGATTTAATATTAAAATATTTTGAAGAAGAGGAGCCATCAAGATTGGAAATGGCAGAAAGAATAATGGGGTGGTAATTATGCCAGCAAAAATTAAAGAAGTTGGTAATGTATATGGAAAATGGACTATTATTGAAGAAATACCAGTACATTAGAGAGAAAATCGCGCTCTCGCGCATCTCGCTCAGTGCGAATGTGGCACGATACGGCCAGTCAGAATTAGTGATTTACGCAGTGGCAAATCCAAGAGCTGTGGTTGTACATCTAAAAAAGATTGGCATATTATAATTGGATAGACTTATGGTGAGTTAACTGTCTTAAAATAGTTAACGAATCGACATGGTAATTTAATATAGCAATATGAATGTCAATATTCTTGTGGAAATAAAATTATTTTGCCTTCAGACTTGATTAATAAAAAGAAAAACTGCGGATGCAATTATATGGAAGGCTTTGATACGTTAGATGAAATGTTAAATGAACGTTTCGGTCACCTAACAGTCATTTAGATGAGTGATAAAATAGATAAATATGGTAAAAGGTCATATAGAATCTGCCAATGTGATTGTGGAAACATAGTAGAGGTATAGGCGCGACATTTACGAACTGGGCATACTTCCTCCTGTGGATGTACAATTTCTTTTGGTGAAGAATATGTGGCTTCTTTCCTAAAGAACAATAATATTTCCTATAAGCGTCAATATCGTTTTAGTGATTTGCAAGATAAAAAAGAACTACCTTTTGATTTAGTAATTACTCAAAATGATACTATAATAGGAGTCATTGAAGTATAGGGTAAGCAGCATTATCAATCTGACTTATTGTTTTATTCAGAAGATTTAATTAAACATGATAAAATGAAGGAAGAATACTGCAAATAGAAAAACATTCCTTTATTATTATTAGATTATAGTAAAGGAAATGAATGTACTGATTTTCAAGAATGGAATCAAATATTAATAAAATTTTTGGAGGAACTTAAATGTCTTACGAAGGAAAAGATATAGTAACGCTTTCACAAGGTAGAGCTTTTAGAGAAAAAATCGGAATGTATCTTTCCGGAGATAGGCAAGAAGCTATTAATCTAGGTTTGCGCGAACTTATTGTCAATACACAAGATGAATATGAAGTTTATAAACCTAAGAACCCTTTTCTAAAAATTACTATAGACACGACTAATCGTGTTATTAGTGTTGAAGATAATATGCGCGGCATCCCAGTAGCAGTAAGAGATGATGGAATGAATTCTCTTACTGCCGCCATGCTTATTAATCATAGTGGCGGAAAACATGCGGGAACTGCATACGAATCTTCAGTTGGTATAAATGGTTGTGGTAATAAAATTGTAAATCATACCGCAAAATGGCTTGAGGTAGAAGTTCATAGAGATGGGAAAATTTATACTCAACGTTTTGAAAGTGATGATGAGGGTGCACATGAAGTGACTGGTGTAATAGCCAGAAAGGGTGATGCTTCAACTGGCACTAAAATTACTTATTGTCCAGATGAAAAAGTATATGGCGAATATTTTATTGAGCTTGATAAATTGCACCAAATGCTTAGAGAATTATCGTATTTTTCCAAAGGGTTAAAAATTTCATTAATTGTAGATAACGGCCTAGAAGAAATTTTTCAATCACAAAATGGACTCATTGATGGGTTAAATAATAAAGAAGCTATTTCAAAGCCTTTTCATTATGAATATAAAACTGATGATTGTGAAGTGGAACTTGCGCTACAATGGGTTAAGAGACGCGGAAAAATCCGTGGCTATGCTAATGGCCTTTATATGCCAGATGGTGGTGCCTTTATTAGCGGTTTTAAATCATCTTTAACTCGTACATTTAATAGTTTAGCTAACAGTAAATTTGACGGAGACACTATCCGTAATCTGCTTGATGGCTTTGTTTCTGTTAAAGTTAAAGTCGGGCAATTTTCTAATCAAGCAAAGACTGCATTAGCCAATCCCGAAGCGAGAAGTGCAACTTCTACAGCTATTACTGAAGCTTTAAAACAATTTGCCGTAGAGCATCGTTCAGAACTCGATGCAGTAATTGCAACTATTGAACGTTTAGAAAAAGCCGATGCTGCCGCAGAAAAAGCCCGCAATGCCATTCTTAATATGGAGAAGAAAGAAACCGAACAGCGTAAGCGCAAAGTTACTTCTTCAGATAAATATAAGGATTGCGAAAAGCACGGCCAAGACTCAATGTTAATTATCTGTGAAGGTAATTCCGCATTGGGTGGCCTGATGCCTGCGCGCGATGTTAAGACAGAAGCCTTATATGCCGTGCGCGGTAAGGTTAAGAACTTAATGAAGCACCCGCTAGACGAATGCTTGGAAAACCAAGAAGTCTCTGATATCATTATGGCATTAGGATGCGGTATTCAGGACAGGTATAATAGTAAGAAACTTAATTATGGAAAAGTCGCGATTGCGGTTGACGCAGACGTTGATGGCTACAACATTATGTGTCTTATTACAACCCTCTTCTATGTCCTGATGCCAAAATTCATTGAAGAAGGAAGACTTGGTTGGCTGCGGGCGCCCCTTTACAGATTAAGTAAAGGAAAGCAGCATGTGTATGCTTATGACGATGATGAGCTTGCCGAGCTCAGGAAAACACATGCGGGATGGGAACAGAGCCGCTATAAAGGCTTGGGAGAAATGAGAGCAGAGGATATGGAAGAATCTATGCTCCATCCAAAAAATAGGCGGCTTGATATCCTTACAATCGGTGACGCTGAAGCCGCCGCGGATTGTTTACAAATGCTGATGGGTACGGAAGTTGAGGGACGCCGAGACTTCTTATTTGAAAACGTGGATTTTAGTATTTTGAATAACTAATGTATTATTTAATCTATAATAAAAGAACTGGAGCTTATTATTGTAATAAAAGTGAGAATCCAGAAAAATCTATAGAATCTCATATTAGAAGAGCTAATAATCCTAATAGTGCTAGATATAATACAGCACTGCATAAAGCACTACGTGAAGAAGGAATTGAAGCTTTTACTTTTTATAAATTAGATAAATTACCATCATGGGTATCCTGCTTAATGCAATATGTTAATAATTGACAATTTCTAAAATTTATGTTGATAGACACGCCGAGACTTTCTACTTGAGAACGTGGATTTTAGTATTTTTGAATAGATGAGGTACAATATGGCAAGAGAACGAATTAATATGACTGGATGGATTATGAAAGAACATGGAGTACCCACTAGTCGTATTACAATTATAGAAGAAGATTTAGAATATAAGAAAATACATAATATTCAATCAAGGGATATATATTGGAAATGTAAGTGTGATTATGGGAAAATTTTTACAGCTTCTGGTAGGAATATTCGCAATGGTCATACTGTATCTTGTGGATGTTTTAGAAAAGAAATGAATACTCTTACTAAAGGTTATAATTTAATTGGAAAAAAATTTAATAAATTATTAGTTTTAGAATCAGCTGGAAGTAATAATTATGGACAAAGGCTTTGGAAATGTCAATGTAATTGCGGCAATATTACATATGTAATTACTTCTTGTTTGACAACAGGGCATACAAAAAGTTGTGGATGTGAACAAAAATTACAAGCTTCTCTAAGTTCAAGAAAAGATATAATAGGAAAAAAATTTGGAAGATTAACTGTATTATCATATCTTTACTCTAATGACCGTGGTGAAAGAATTCATTTATGTAAATGCGATTGTGGCAATACATGTGAAGTAGTTACTAGTAAATTAATTAACGGTCATACAATGAGTTGCGGTTGTATACGTTCAAAAGGTGAAGAAAAAATAATTCAATTATTATTAAAAAATAATATACCGTTTAAAACTCAAAAGGTATATGATGATTTAATTTCATCAAAAAATTACAAATTAAAATATGATTTTTATATTAATAATAGTTTTTTACTTGAATTTGATGGAACTCAACATTATGAAGAAAGTGAAAGATGTGGTGATTCTCTAGCAGAACGACAAGAAAGAGATAGGCTTAAAAATGAATATGCTAAATCGCACAATATCCCATTAAAGCGTATACCATACTGGGATTATGATAAAATCACTTTAGAAAATATAATGTCAGATAAATGGCTAATAAATAATTGACAATCTTTAAAATTCGTGATATAATAAATAAAAAGAAGAAAGGAAATCAAGGTTACAACCATTGATTTTAATATTTTGAATAATTAAGGAGAGAATTATGGAATTAAATTATGATAAATTATATGAATTCTTAAAAAGCGAACCCGGTAATCATGACTCATGTTATATATCTCTTAATGAATTATATGACCGCCCTACAGATTTAACAATTAATGAACTTATAGACTTACTTGATTATATTTATGCTTATACTGAAGAACAGACGGATGACTCCGAAACTGCTGTATATAGTATTAAACTTTACTATGACCCTACTCCTGATATTGGCGAGATATATCTATTAGAAATGAAATGGCCTTCATTTTATGATACAAGACATTATTTTGACTAAAAATAAAATTTATGTTATAATAAATAAAAAGAAGGGAAATATTATGGATATAGATTGTATAGGGCGCTTTCGAGGAAAAGAAGTTATTTGCATATCAGATAGTATCTGTGAAAAAATTATTATACCTGAAACACTTGCTAATTATATTTTATACTTGCAAAATATTGAAAAAGAATATAGACAACAGCAACTAGATCATTTATTTGACAATCTCTAAAATTCATGATATAATAAAGTATAAAGAAAAGGAGTGAGATAATGATTAAAAATGTAGACTTTCAACGTACCATTGAGGATGCATTTCTAAAGTACGGAGCTTCTATAGCTCAAGAGCGGTCTTTACCTGATGTAAGAGATATGCTGAAAATTGGTTTGCGGCAGGGTCTATATGCACAGTTTACCAACAAGCTCACTCATAAAGATAAGTTCCAGAAGGCGCAAAAGAGCGTCGCCGCAGCAATGTCGCAATCGTATGTTCACGGTGATGTAGCAATGTACGACGCTCTTATTCGCGCCGCTCGTCCTTGGTCAAGCCGCTACCCACTAGAAGACGTTCAAGGTAGCTATGGTAATCCCTCATCTCCAGATAGCCATGCCGCCGCCCGTTATGTTGAAATGAAGTCTGGCGAAATCGCAGACTTCATGTTTGACGGTTTAAAAAAGAATGCGATTACAGAGTGGTACGACAATTACGATAGTACCGAACAAATCCCATCTGTATTTCCTTCAATTGGGTATTGGAATATTGTGAATGGATGTCAGGGTATTGCGGTTGCTATGGCAACTTCTGTACCACAGTTCAACCTCAAGGAAGTAAATGATGCGCTGATTAAAATTATTAAAAATCCAGATGTATCATTTAATGACATTTATTGCGCTCCAGACTTTGCAACTGGTGGCCTCATCACTAATGCGGATGAGGTTAAGGAAAGCTTAAAGAATGGAAAAGGAAAATCCATTCGTTTGCGCGCAAAGATGACGTATCTTCCTAAGGAACATGCGCTTCAGGCAACTGAACTTCCATATGGCGTATTTACAAATACAGTAATGGACCAGCTCGCTTCATTGGTAAATGATAATCCAGAATACGGCATTGATAAAGTTATTGACTATACCAAGCAGGAAGCAGATATTCGTATCTATCTTTCTAAAGGGCAAAATCCCGATAAAATGATTGCAAAACTTTATCATGATACCATGCTAGAAAATCATTATTCTATCAATATGATTTTGCTAGATAAGGGACGTTTCCCAAAGGTATTTGGATGGCGTGATGCATGTAATGCTTATATTGCGCATATGCGCGACTGTAAGCGCAATATGATTCAGTTTGACTTAGACAAGGCACTTGCGCGTGAAAATATTGTCAATGGACTGCTTTTAGCAGTCGCAAATATTGATGATATTGTCGCTATTATTCGTGCCTCAGAAAGCCCAAAGGAAGCCGCAGAAGCGCTCATAGCTAAGTATAAGTTTAACAAACCACAAGTTGATGCTATTCTGGCTATGAAATTATCGGCTTTAACAAAAATTGACGGCGTAAAATTAAATGAAGAACTGGAAGAACTTGTTAAATTTATTGCGGAATGTAGATACATATTAAATGAACCTGCCGCATTAGATGAAAAATTAATTGAAGCATTGAATAATGTTTCAAAAAAATTTGGTGATGCTCGTAGAACGAGAGTAGAGAATATTCTTGGAGACGAAGAAGAGCCGGAAGAGATTAAAGAAGAAGACGTTATCGTTTTTAATAATGGAAGTACAATTAAGGTTATTAAGAAAGATGTAACTCGTGGAAAGCGCGGAAAAGCGCAGACCGAGATTTTATCCACAAATCTTGGTACACTTCTTCTCTTTACCGATAGCGGGAAAATGTATACGGAATCTATTAGTAAGATTAAGTATGATAAGGACATTAAGCTTACAGATATATTCCCTATTGGCGCCGAAAAGCCTCTTCTTCTAATTGATAGCCGCACATTTAATGCATTTCAGTCTGTGACTTGTGTAACGAAAAACGGATTTATTAAAAAGAGTTATACTACAGAGTATCTTACTCGCGCAAAGAAGGGCATTGGAGTCATTAAACTAGATGAGGACGTACTAGTATCTATTATCCTTAGTAGCGATGATGATGACAAAGTAGTTATTGTAAGCAATACTGATTACTATAACTGCTATCCACTATCTGAACTTAGTTATACAGGGCGTATGACAAAAGGTGTAAAGGCAATTAAACTGGATAAGGAAGGCTATGTAAAGCAGGCTTTCTGGACTGGTGATAATGAATATAAAGTTACTGGACGAGCAGTAAAAGGAGTAAAGCATGGATAAAAAGTATATAGAACTATTTATAGAACTTGCTAAGGCTACTGCTGTAGCCGCAGAGCAGGTAATGGACTACGACAAAGCTAAGAATGATGAAGATGGTTTTAAAACCGCGCAAACAATGCGCGATGATTATAATGTTCTTTTTGGTAAACTTAAAGATAATTCAGAACTAGACAAGGCGGATTTTGCCAAATTACTAGTTGGCGCACTTATTACCGTTAATCAAATTCAGGACCGTATAACTGCATTGCAGAAAGGTTTGGCGGGCTATCAGACAGATTTAATTCCTAAGTTAAATAAAGTCATTGATGCCGAGTCTGATGAAGATGCAAGAAAAATTGCTAATGAAGAGTTTAATATTAAGGAAAATTAATATTTGACTTTTTAAGAAATTTATTATATAATAATTACAGAACAAAGGGGAAAACCCCAGAAGAAAAGGAGAAGAAAAAAATGACAGTCAACAGTGAAAAAGTACTTAACTACATGAAGGAACATTATGGTGAGGAACTTACAAAGAAGGGAATTGCAGAAGCACTTGGTGTGCCATTTCCGTCAGTGACCGGCTCAATGAATGCCCTGATTAAAAATGGGTATGCAATAACGACCAAGAAAATAACCATTGAAGACGCACCTGCAACCGAGACTCGGAAAGCTAAGACCCATGACGTGCTGTATCATACGCTTACAGAAGCGGGTCTAGCTTATGACCCAGTTGCAGATGAAGCTCGTAAGACAGCGGAAAAGGAAGCCGCAAAGGCAGCCCGTGCCGCAGAACGTGCAGCCAAAAAGGCCGCTAAAGAATCCGTTGCAGAATAATTTAAATAAATGATAAAAGAAAAAGGAGTAAAGTAAAATGAAAAGTATTGCTATTCAGTCAAAGAACCAGATGAATCTTATCGGAAAACTTCTTAATGTTGATTTTGGAGAGGGTAAGCTCTCCGATGGCCGCGAGTACAAGCGTGCGACAGTAACAATCCGTGTAACCCAGCCCGTTGACGGCAAGGAAGAGACTAGCGAAATTCCAGTAGGTTTCTTTGCTACACCTTATACTACAACCGGTAAGCAGAATCCAGCTTACAAATCTCTTCTGGACCTTCAGAATCTGAAGACCGCTCAGAACGTCGGTATTGATGCCGCCGACCAGGTTCGTATCACTAGTGGTACTCTGAGTGAAAATAACTTCGTATCACGTAGTGGTAACCTTATTAATGGTTGGCAGATTCGCGGTTCATTCATTAATGCCGCTAAGCTCGCAGATATTGCTTCCTTTGTAACTGAAGTCTTCATTATGGATATGCATGATGAAGTTGATAAAAATGGTGAACCTACTGGCCGTCTTGTGGTCCGTGGTGGCATTGTCCAGTATAATGGAAAGCTTGATGTTCTTGACTTTATTGTTGAGGCACCTGATAAGGTTGAATTTATTTCCCGTAATTGGGAACCTAATACAACAATCACCGTTAAAGGCCGTGTCCGTGTAACTTCTCACGAAACTGAAAGTTCTAGTGAAGGTAGCGGTTGGGGCGAGGATATCCCAGACACCACTACTACTTATGTTCGTGAACTGATTATCACTGGTGGCGATGATGGTCCTAAGGATGAGGAATTTAGCTATGACCCTGCTGAAATTAAGAAAGCATTCAATCAGCGTAAGGCCGCAATCGAGCAGATGCAGATTGATGCTCGTGCAAAAACCGCAAAGCAGGGCGGTAGCAACCAGACTAGCGCAAAGAAGTATGATTGGGAGTAAGGCATAAGCCTTACCCCATCTTTCGAGAGGTGTGATTAAATGGCAGAAATTGATATCTTCTCTTTGGAACCTTCTAAGATTTCACGAGATTTGAAGGGAAAATTCCTACTGATTTATGGTCAACCAAAGACTGGCAAGTCCACCTTTGGCAGTCAACTTCCTCGCGCGCTATTCCTCAATTTTGAGCAGGGCACTAATGCTCTTGCTGGTATTAAAAGTCAGCCAATTCTTCGCTGGACCGATGCGAAGAAAGTACTAACTCAGCTACGTAAACCACAGGCTAAGGAAATTTATGATACTATTGTTGTTGATACGGCTTCAATTGCTTGGCAACTATGTGAAAAATATATTTGCCAGCGTGAAAATGTAGACAGCATTCGTGATGTTCCTTGGGGCCAAGGATGGAGTATGCTAAAGCAAGAATTCTCTGAATTCTGGCGTGAAATTACTTTACTTGGATTTGGTATTCTGTTTATTGCACACAGTAAGGATAAGCCTACTGAAATGCGGACAGAGGATGGCGAAACCATTACTGCGGTTTGCCCCGACTTGCCAAATCAGTGCTATACAATTATTAACTCTATTGTAGATATTATCGGTTACTTACAGGTTCAAATGAACCCAGATGGAACATCAGAACGTTTCCTCTACACTCGTTCTACTCCAACAATATTTGCAGGAAGCCGCTATCAGTATCTTGCTCCAAAAATTAAGTTTGGATATCAGGAACTGGTAGATGCAATCGGTGATGCTATTGATATGGCAGTAGTAAAGGATGGCGCCCAAGTAACAGACCATACTGAAATGGCGCAAATCAAAGAACGTCCATTCCCCGAGATTATGAATGAAGCTAAAGAAATTTGGATTAAATATTTAGGGGACGGAACCGAGGAAGAGAAAGACCAGCGCCTAATGATTATGAAGGATATTATTAAGCGGGTATTCGGTTCAGAAGAGTTTAAACTTAGCCAGGCAGTTCCATCTCAAAGTAGCTTAGTAGAATATTTCATTGATGAAGTAAAACAGCTGATGTGATTGAAGTATGAAGAAAAATTATGATTGGACTGTAGTAGTCACTTGTCAAGGAACTCCGTTTTATCATCCGCAGAAGAATCTCTTCTGCGGCATGATTGCCCTGATATATTATTATCTTAAAAATCGTAAGTACGGCACAATGAATTTTTCACTACGTCAGAAGTTCAGGTAAAATAAATGATATTATGCTTTATTGGCTGTGCATTATTCTACTTTCTCTTATACCGTTTACAGCTATGGGAACATGAAGATGAAACTTTGGAAGAACGAGAACAACGATATCGTCTTACGATTGGACTTTAAGATAAATAGTAGGTGGCGGAAAAGGTAGACGCTTATGGTTGTAAAGGGTGGCGGTGCACAATCCTACTGCGAGCCGGCCCATGCAAGGTGCGAATCCTTGCCCTATTTTAAAGAGCCTAAGGCTCTTTTTTATTTGACTTTTTTTAGAATTCATGCTATAATAAAATAAAGTAGTACAGAAGGAGCGGAATTATATGAGACTAACTCGGCAATGTAGTGAGTGTAAGGAAGTGTTCCGAAAAACAGAATTGGTGGAGTATTCATCAATTACTGGAAAAACATCTAAATGGTATTGCCCGAAATGTTTAGCGGAAAAACAATCTCGCGAACGTTTTTCAAATAAAGTATGCCAAATTTTCGGAATTAAATCACCTGGCCCAGTTATTTGGACTCAAAGAAAGAGAATCCAAAAAGAATATGGGTATACTGATGATGCAATTATAGATTGTTTAGATTATATTTATAATGTAAAAAAATTAAATAAATTATCAGAGACTTTAGTATTAGTTAAACCACAGCTGATGGAAGAGATGCGGCAGTGGAAAGCAAAAAAGGCAGCTGAGGGTAGTAGTCTCGCGGCGGCAATAGCGCACACAGAAATGAAAGAATATATAGTTCCTATTCGTGAGAACACAAGTACGAAAGAAGAAATTAGTCTAGATGACGGATTATTTGATGAGTAAGGAAGCGATTATATGACGTTATCTGATATGACGGCATATAGACACGTTATCGGCGGGCTAATTCATAAACCTCAGCTTTTGCTGGAATATGATGATATTAAATCAACTGATTTTGATTATGCGCCTGCAGTAGTGTGTTTTAATGCAATTAGAAAATTTTATTCAGCTGGCTCTACAGAGCTTTCTGTTATGGAACTAGACCAGGAAATTACCCGGGCAGGCGGCAGAGTAGCACAGGTTTATGCAGATGGTAATGGACTTGAGTTCCTTAAACATGCATATGAGCAGCCAGAAAACTTTAGCTTTTATTATGAACGATTAAAGAAGAATTCGTTATTGCGAAAATTAAAACAAGCTAAATATGATATTAGTGAGTTTTATGTAGAAGAAAAGGATGCGATTAGCCCAAGCGAAGAATACAAGGTACAGCAGCATCTGGATGATTCTTCAATAGAAGAAATTTTAAATAGCGTTGAAAAAAAATATGCAGAAATTAGAAATAATTTCCTTAATGGCGGGCATCTTAAAGGCGATCCGGCGGAAGGCATTGATCAATTAATTGAAAATTTAAGAAAGTCGCCGAGTATTGGTCCTAGTTTAGAAGGTAAGATTTTTAGTTCCGCCTGCCGTGGTGCGAGAGAAGGATGTTTTTTTCTAAAAAACGCGAGTACAAGTGCTGGTAAAACACGTACAAGCGTATTTGATGCATGTCATCTAGCATATCCAGAACGATGGTCTTGGGCAAAAGAAAATTTTATCGAAGAAGTAAATGCCGAAGGAGAAGCCCGTCCGCCTAGAAAAGTATTATTTATCGTTACAGAGATGGATAAAGAAGAATTACAAACGATTATGTTAGCATATCTATCTGGGGTAGATGAAGACCATATTTTAACTGGTAAATATGAAGGATGCGGCTCAGAATACGCAAGGGTACAATATGCAGCTGAAATAATGAAAAAGTATAGCGGGTATTTTCTTGTTGAGGAAATCAGTGAGCCAAATCTACAAAATGTAGAAGCAACAATTAGGAAATATGCCACAGTAGATAATGTAAAATATGTATTTTTTGATTACATTCATAGCACAGCAAGTATGGTTGAACATTTTACTAGAAATAATCTTAGAGAAGATAGTATCCTGATGATGATGGCTAACCAATTAAAGCAACTTGCAAAAGATTATAATATATTTATTTTTTCATCCACTCAAGTTAATGCCGCAGGAATGAACCCAGAAGATTTGGCATTTATGGATGAAAAAACTATTAGGGGCGCAAAAAGTATAGCAGACAAAGCGGATGTTGGATTTGGAATGCAGCGTGTTTCAGCAAAAGCGTGGAATTCTGTTTTGTCATCAATAAGAGCTGCGGTAAACGAGGGAATTATTCCTGAAGATATTCTTTTTAATCCTCCAACACATGTATTAGATATTTATAAAATGCGTCGGGGCCGATATAAAATGGTAAGAATCTGGATAAGATTACATCTTGGCACTGGTTATCGTGAAGATTTATTCATCACAACCGCAGAAAATCAGCCAATAGATGAGCCAATGGATTTGTTTTCAAGTAGTATTGAAAAGGATGTTCCGGCAGAAAGGAGTCATTATGATAAATACTCTTCAAGGTGCTGATGAAGAATTAGATTATGTGAATATTAGTATTCAAGACATAGTTAATTCCATTACTTTAGAAGACGTTAGAATCTTTTTGGAAAGCCTTGGAGTAGAGCAGATTGCGGTATACGAAGATAAGGGATATTTAATATGCCCAACAATTTGTCATAATCCGCTTGAAGAAGCCGAATCAATGAAGTTATATTGGTATCAGAATAATAAGATTTTTAGATGCTACACTGAATGTAATGAAGCAATGTCAATTTTTACTTTATATGAGAAGTTTATGCGTATAAACTATCATAGAGTAAGCTTTGAAGAAGCTGTTGATTATGTAAAAAAGTGTATTCGGCATTTAATAATAACACAGACTAAACCATATAAGTTTGAGGAAGATACAGAGCAATATAAGTTTGACGCCGCGATTCCTAAGCTCACGACATATCCAAAAACAATGTTAACCTACTTTACACATTATTATCATCCAACGTGGCTTAGAGACGGCATCAAGCCAGAAATTATGGATAAGTTCCATATTGGATTTTCATTGGCGCAAAATAAGATTATTATTCCACATTTTGATATTGATGGAGACTTGGTAGGCATTCGCGCACGAACGCTTGATAAGGATGAAGCCGCAGCTTATGGAAAATATAGACCGTTACAAATTGGTAATGTTTTATATGCTCATCCGCTTCATTTTAACCTATATGGAATATATGAACATCAAGATGCAATCCGTCGCCGCAGAAGCGCCATTATTGCGGAAGGAGAAAAATCCGTGTTGCTTGATGACGGATATTATGGAGAGTGGAGTAATACAGTAGCATGTTGCGGCTCCAAATTTAATAAATATCATATTCATTTGTTGGTAGATAAATTAGACGTCAATGAAATAACTATTGCCTTTGATAAAGAATATGTTAAGTGGGATTCTGAAAAGGCGTTTAATTATAGAAAAAAGATTGAAGAACAGTGCAAGCCTTTTAAGGGTTTGGCAACCTTTTATTATATATGGGATATAGATGGCTTGTTGAATGAAAAAGATTCGCCATTTGATAGAGGAAAAGAAACTTTTGAAAAACTTTATAAAACTAGGATTAGAGTGAGGTAAGAATATGAGTGCTTTTGATGATAATGCTTGGGATAACGTGTATGATGTAATAAAAGAATTTCTTAGAGAACATAATGTATCAGAGCTATTAACAATACTACAATCTCTTGTTGAAGCAAAAGAAGAAGGAGCGATATAATAAAATGAAATATAGATTGAGAAATAAATATACGACCGACCCGGAGGTTGCGCTAGAAGAAATCCTAAGGGACCGCGGCGTTACCGATATTGAGAATTTTATGAACCCGTCACCTGCCTGTGAGCTTAATCCATATTTGTTAAAAAATATTGAGGCTGCGGCGGACCGCCTACTATACCATTTGCATAAAGGAAGTTCTATTCTTTTTAACGTGGATGCTGATTGCGATGGATTTACAAGTAGTGCAATTTTATGGTTATATATAAAGCATATTTTCCCAGAAGCAAATTTACACTTTATGGTACATACTCATAAACAACACGGGCTAGATGATAAGATCGACTGGCTTGAAGATAATCCAGACTACGATCTTATATTATGTCCTGATTCAAGTAGTTATGATAAGGAAGAACATAGACGTCTTGGAGAATTAGGAATTGATGTAATAGTACTTGACCATCATGAACAAGAATTTGACCAAGAAGGGAATCCAGTTATATCAGATTCTCCAAATACTATTATTGTAAATAATCAATTATCTCCCTACTATTCTAACAAGTCGCTTTGTGGCGCAGGAATAGTATATAAGTTCTGTGAAGTATTAGATGAAATTTTAGGAATTGACCAAGCCCATAATTATATCGACCTTGCTGCATTGGGCGAAATCGCCGATGTTATGGATAGAACTGATATTGAAACCAATTATATTATGACGGAAGGACTTCGGCATATTCGTAACGAGGGATTTAGAACTTTACTTCAAGCGCAATCATTCTCTTTAAAGGAAAAAGCAGTACCACCATATCATGGTTTAACTCCTATCGATATTGCTTTTTATATCGCTCCATTAATTAATGCCATTACCAGGGTTGGAACAATGGAAGAAAAAGAAACAATGTTCTATTGTTTTATTGAGCCAAACCGTCCTATGAAAAGTACAAAGCGTGGAGCAAAGTCCGGCGATATTGAATATGCCGCAGAGCAGACTGCGCGGGTAGGTAAAAATGCAAAAGCACGGCAGGACCGTATAAAGGAACAAGCACTAGGAATCGTTGATTTCAAAATCCAAAAAGATTGTTTGGATGAAAATAATATTATTTTAGTAGAACTAGATGCTTCAGATAATATTCCGCAAGAATTAACTGGCCTTATTGCTATGAATGTCGTTTCTAAGTATCATAAGCCAGTAATGATTGGCCGCAGAAATGGTGATAATGAGCTCCAAGGAAGTATCCGCTCTGATGAGAATTTTGCGGGATTGCCTAACTTCAAAAAGTTTTTGGAAGACAGTAAGTTACTAAATTATACTGCTGGGCATGATAATGCTTGCGGCTGGGGATTAAATGGAAGCCGAGTTGATTCTCTAATTAATTATGCGAATAGCCATTTAAGTGCATCTGACTTTGAAAACTGCTATATTGCAGATTATATTCTTAAAGCATCAGACTATAATGAAAGACTATTAGCTTCGCTGGCCTCTCATCCCGAATACTTTGGGAATCATATTGAAGAAATTAAAATTGTGGTTGAAGATATTCCGCTAACAAATGTTATGACTATGGGTGCTAATAAGGATAGTATGAAAATTTCTTATAATGGCATTGACTATGTTCATTTTAAGGATACAGATTTCATTGACGAAGTGACGTCTGACAGAACAAAGAAATTGACAATATATGGGAGATGTAATCTCAATGAATGGATGGGGCGTAAATCAGTCCAAGTATTTATTGATGATTATGAGTTGAAGGAGGATAATAGTAAGTATGAATTCTAATAAACAATGTCTATATTGTTTACAAAATGCCGACGAAAGAGAATGCGTAAAAGCCGGAGAATATGGTATACACATGCAATTAGTGAATGAAGATAATAAGTGGCGATTATTAGCATATTCAGTAAATACAAAAAAAGAAGATGAGCGTCATACTCATATATATATGAAAGAATATGTTAATGAAACACAAATAGCATATTGCCCGTGGTGTGGTAGAAAACTTTGACAAAAATAAAAATTATGTTATAATTAATTCAGACAGGAGGGGAAAAGAATGAAGTATCCGGGTTCATTGCACTGCCATACGCATTATAGTAATGAAACTCTACGCGACTGTATCAATACCGTCCCTGGATTAATTGATTTAGCAATTCAACTTGGGCATGAATGCGTTGCAATTACGGACCATGAAACTATTTCAAGCTATATCAAGGCTGAAAAGTATTATAATAAAATCAAGAAAGATAATCCTGATTTTAAGTTAATCCGAGGAAATGAAATTTATTTAACTCGTAATGGTTTGACCGCGAAAAACTTTGATAGAAATAGGGATAGATATTTTCACTTCATCCTTCTTGCGAAAGACTTGGAAGGATATCATCAAATTTGTGAATTATCTACTAGAGCGTGGAATCGTTCATATATGAGCCGTAAGTTGCGGCGGCGTCCTACATATTATTCCGATTTAAAAGAAATTGTGAAACCAAATCAAGGACATTTGATTGCCTCAAGTGCGTGTCTTGGCTCACAGCTGGATAGATTTCTTCTTCAGTATATGGATACAGGCGATGAAGAGTTTTATGAGACAGCAAAACGTTGGTGTCTGTATATTGAAGATATATTTGGTAAAGGAAATTTCTATTTGGAGATGCAACCTTCAAATGGAAAAGAACAAGTATTTGTAAATAAGCAGCTCTTGAAAATTAGTAAGGAGCTTGAAATTAAATACATCATTACAACTGATAGTCATTATGGAAGGCCAGAGGATGCGGCGGTCCATGAAGCATTTCTTAATTCACAGGATGGCGAACGTGAAGTCCGGTCATTCTATGCGACAACATATATGATGTCGGATGAGGAAATTAGAAGTTTCTTTCAATATTTAAGTGAAGATGAACTTCAAGCCGCATATAGCGCGATTAAAGAAATTAAAGATAGATGTGAAGATTTTAGTGTTTTAAAGCCATTGAAGATTCCTAGTCTTCCGTGGCGCGAATTTGGAGAATTAACGGCACAAGAAATTACTGAATATAGTAAGAAGATGCCGGCACTTGGAAACTTCATTTTATCTTCTTATAAAGCGGATAATGTATTGGTAGATGCACTTCTTAATGGTATTAAAAAACATGAAGATTTACAGAATGATAAAGCTTATGCCGCATTAAATGAGTGTCTTGAAATGACTTGGGAATCTTCACAAGTTAATAAAGCGCAATGGTCAGCATATTTTCTTAATCTTCAAAAAATTATAGATGAATGTTGGAATGCCGGTAGTATTGTTCTTCCGGCACGAGGCTCTGGCGGTGGATTTGTTCTACTGTATGCTCTAGATATTATACAGATAAATTGCTTGCGCGAGAAGACTAAGACTTATCCTTGGAGGTTTTTGAACCCGGCTCGTGTTTCTGTTCTTGATATTGACGTAGATATTGAAGGACTTCGGCGCGGACAGGTTCTAGAACATTTAAGAAAAGTATACGGCGAGAACCGAGTTTCAAACGTTGCAACATTTAGAACTGAAAAATCTAAGTCTGCGATTTTAACCGCAGCACGCGGTTTAGGAATTGATGTTGATGAAGCATCATATATAGCAAACTTAATTACAACAGAACGTGGGCAAGCATATACATTAAAGCAGATGTATTATGGCGATGATGAAGCTGGTATAGAACCAAATCAGACTTTTATTAATGAAGTTAATAAATATCCCAAACTTTGGAAGGTTGCAAGCAGTATTGAAGGATTAATTTGTGGTATGGGTATTCACGCGGGCGGAGTCGTGTTTAAGGACGAAGATTTCACAAAGTCAAGTGCTCTAATGCGTGCGCCCGATGGAACGGTAATTACACAGTTTGAATTACATGACTTGGAAGACGTTTCAGAAATTAAGATGGACCTCCTTAGCGTTGAAGCCGCAGATAAGATTCATACTTGCCTTGACCTGTTAATGGAACAGGGTTATGTAGAAAAGAAAGCTACATTAAGAGAAACTTATGAAGAAGCATTAGGTGTATATAAAATAAATCGTGACGATGAAAAAATGTGGGACATGATTCAAAATCACGAAATTGTTAGTCTATTTCAGATGGAACAGCAGTCAGGAACAAGAGGAATTGCTCTGACGCATCCGAGAACGGTTGACGAATTAGCAGTTTTGAACTCTGTTATTCGTCTTATGGCGGCAGAAAAGGGCGCGGAATCTCCACTTGATAAATATGCTCGTTTTCGTTTTAATCCAAAGGATTGGGAACGAGAAATGATTCAATATGGTTTGACAGAAGAGGAGAGACAGATTCTTCACAGAGAATTAGATATCTCCGATGGATTGTCAATCACGCAGGAACAGTTCATGCAATTGGTTCAAATTCCAGAATGCGGCGGCTGGGACCTTCAGTTCGCGGATAAACTTCGTAAGAGTATTGCGAAAAAGAATCCAAAGGAATATGAAGAACTTACAAAGCAGTTTTTCCAAAGAGTTGAAGAAAAGAATTTAAGCCGCAAATTCTGTGATTATGTATGGAATGTTGAGATTGCGTTAAGCCGCGGATACGGTTTTAATGCAAGTCACACTTACGCCTATTCAATGGTTGCCTTACAGGAAATGAATCTTGCACGATTTTATCCCATTATCTTCTGGAATACAGCAAACTTAATTGTTGATAGCGGCGGTTCTCAAACAATTGAATATGAAGAGGATGGCACAGCTTCAATTGTAGTAGATGCGGCACCAGACGAAGATGAAAATGAGCAAGAGGATTTAGAGGAATGGGAAGAAGAAAATGAAGTTCTGGAAGGAGCAAAAGAAGATAAGAAAAAAGAGAAAACTAAATCTGTTGACTACGGTAAAGTTGCATCAGCAATCGGCAAGTTCAGCACTTATGGTATTAAGGTTTCGCCGCCAGATGTAAATACATCTTCTTTCACTTTTACTCCAGTGGTTAAAGATAATGCAATCTTATACGGGCTTCGTGGTATCACAAGACTTTCAATTTCAATTATAAAAGAAATTATGGAAAAGCGCCCATTTAATTCAATAGAAGATTTCTTAGAACGAGTCAAAATTAATAAGGTTCAGATGTCAAATTTGATTAAATGCGGAGCGTTTGATAAGATTGAAGGGAAGCCGCGGGAACAGATTATGGCCGAGTACATTGATATGATTGCGGATAAGAAACAAAGATTAACATTGCAGAATATGCAGATGTTAATTAATAAGAATTTAATTCCAGAAGATATGGTATTTTATGGTAAATTGTTTTCATTTAATAAGTTTTTAAAGACTTGTAAGAAAGGCGATAATTATGAATTAAATGAAGCCGCGGTCAACTTTATTGGAAATCATTTTAGTGCAAATTTAATTAACAATGGAACTGAAATTCCGCAGAGCCGTTGGGACAATGTTTATAAGAATGCAATGGAACCAATGCGCGTGTTTTTAAAAGAACACCGAGATGAAATGTTAGCCAAACTTAATCAAAGTCTATATGATGAGATGTTTAATAAGTATGCCGCAGGAAATATCTCACATTGGGAAATGGAATCGGTTTCATTCTATAGCCATCAGCACGAACTTGCAGAAGCAGAACATTTATATGATGATTTCTTTACTTTATCAGAAGAACCGGAAATTGATTATACTTTCACAGGTAAAGATGGAAATGAAGTGAAGATATTTAAATTTCATCGTATTATTGGCACGGTTATTGATAAGAACAAGATGAAAAATACAGTTACTTTATTAACTCCAACAGGAGTAGTAAATGTAAAGGTGTATAAGAGTCAATATGCATCATATGACAAGCAGCTTTCTCAAAAAGGCGATGATGGCGTAAAACATGTTTTAGAGAAGAGTTGGTTTTCACGAGGAACATTATTAATGGTACAAGGTATTCGTCGTGGCGCAGACTTTGTACCGAAAAAGCGCAAAGACTCATTTTATCCGGTAATTTCAAAAATAATTGGAATGCGGGATAATGGTATTCTAGAATTTCAAACAAAAAGAATGGAGGTGGAAGAATGATTGGCTTGGTTGATTTGCATTTTCAAATGGCGGAGTCTACTCTTCCGCCTCCTAATTTAGAAATTATGAAACTCGCAGAGTATTATAAACGCGAGGAGAATATATTTTGCCGTATTATTAATTTGGATGAAACTGAATTGTCTGGATATGAAAAAATTTATGTATTTAGTGAAAATGATAATTACATAACAGTACCAGAGGCTTTTAAACGAGCCTCTAATGTAGTATATGGCGGTTCAGCCTTTACAAATAAAATCTATGTTCCATTTGAAAATGAACTAATTGATTATACAATCCCGCGCACAAATATATATGCACAAATACTTAAAGATAAGTATGCGGCTGGGGCAACAGAGAATGTAATAGGGCATATATTGGATGATACTTATTATCGTCGTTTTGCTGGGGAAAATGAATTACCATTGCCACCGGTTCAGCGGCGAAAGCGCGTATATATTTATGATAGAGATTTCTTTCAGCCTGGATGGGATGAAATTATAGATGATATAGCCGAGCATAAGCCAACATCAATTAATTTTATCCATGCGGCACATTTTCACCGCTTAACAGATTTTATTCGCGCACGAGAAACTGATATAATTGCAAAAGGAAACGATGTCTTTCTTGATATTAATATTCCACTTAAAGATATGCGATATATGATGAAAAATTATAAAACCAAACTGCTTTCATTAATATTGCCTTCTTCAGCAATTTATTTATCTTTAGGCGGTTCATATAATTATAGTATAGAATACTATAAAAATTATATTTATAAATTAAATTTACTATATGAGTTTTGGGCTAATGGTATTCCCATTAGGTTAAAATATGAAAATCCAACACTAGGCTGCTATGATCCAATAAGGGAGCTTTCGGAGTTTACAACATTATGGAGCCGCAGCCACAAGCGTAATATTAACACAATTTGGGAACATTTACCACGTACCACTGATTAGGAACATATTAAGCTTGCCAAAGAACAGTTGCGCGAATTCACTACAAGATTTCCGCAACAAGAAATTCTATTTAAACAAAATTGGGACTCACTAAATAAAATGGGAAGGTGGATAAAATGAACGGAGAGCAAATTCAAAATAGATATAAGGAGCTAAATCTTGAACTTAAAGATGCTTTATCACGTATGGAACATACTGATAGAGTATTTAAAATTAGAGATTCAATAAAAGAACTTCAAAGTATCTGCCCACATAGTAACGGTTCATATGATTTTTCAAATCAAGAAAGCTGTCCATATTGTGGGAAAAAATTTAAATCAACCATGCATACTGAAACAGTTCCAGATAAAATGTATGGCATAAAAATGTATTAATGGAGTGAATTAAATGATATATCTTTATACTTTACCAACTTGCCCTATATGTAACATGGTAAAAAAGAAATTAACGGTAAAGGGTTTAACTTTTGAAGAAAAGCCTTTTGAGCAGTTACCAATAGATACAGACAGAGCTCCAGTGCTAGAAGTAGAAGACCTACAACATCCTGGTTATCCTCTATATCTATTAACTCCAAGTAAAATTAATGAATGGATTAAGGAGGCATAATTATGGATATTAAGGTCAGATTAAGTAAAAATTTCCAAACAGCATATAACCGTCTCAGCGAAAAATATGGTGAAGAGATGGCGTATTTAAATGGTTTTGGCGATAAGCAATTATCTTATACAGACTTTATTGATAACTTTATAGATAAGGATACGGTTGCAGATGCATCAGTGGACGGCAATTCTAACGTAGGCAATAAGGATATGCGAACGCTAATGAACGAAATGCCCAAGCCGCATCGCAAGCTTTTAGCATTTAATAAAATCTACTATGAAATGAATAAACGTTATGGCTTTAAGGATGCAAATGAATGGCTAGAAAAAGAGTGGACAAAAGCCCTATACATGCACGATGCGGATACGAGTACCTATGTACATTACTGCTTTGCATATGATTTAAAGGATGTCGCCGAGCAAGGATTATTCTTCCTTAATAACTTTAATGCCGAGCCACCGCAGCATTTAAGTACGTTTGTGGACTTTGTAAAAGAATTCATTAGCTTTGCCGCAAATCGCTCTTCTGGCGCGGTCGGTCTACCAAACATTATTCCATATATGTACTACTTCTGGAAAAAAGATTGCGCTACAGGTTATGCTACAAAATCGCCAGAGTATTATGCTAAGCAACAAATTCAGCGATTTGTGTATGCCGTTAACCAGCCTTATGTTAGAGACGGTATGCAATCTGCTTTCACAAACTGCTCTGTATTTGATATGCCTTATCTTGAGGCGCTATTTGGTGGCGCTCAATTCCCAGATGGCTCTTATATGATTGATGATTTAAAAGAAATTCAAGACTTTCAGAAAGTCTTTATGGAGACTATTGCCGAAATACGACAACACAATATGTTTACATTCCCAGTTTTAACTATTAGTCTCTTACGTAAGAATGGTAAATTTGAAGACGAAGAATTCGCACGTTGGGGCGTAGAACACAATCGTATTTGGAGCGATTCTAACTTATTCATTGACGATAGTGTGAATTCGTTAAGCAACTGTTGCCGCCTTAAGAGTAATATTGAAGACTTGGGTTATTTTAATAGTATCGGTGGAACCGCATTAAAGGTTGGCTCTGTAAAAGTATCTACTGTTAATCTTGCTCGTTTGGCCCTAGAACATCCAAAGAATGAAGATGAATATCTAGCCGCTTTAAAAAATTTAGTTGAGCTGGATTGCAAGGCTTTAGACTGCGTACGCCATATTATTCGTCGTAATGTAGAAAAAGGATTGCTACCAAACTTCTCTAAGGGCATCGTTGATTTTGAACATTTGTATAATACAGTAGGCATCATTGGCATATATGAAACAATGAAAACGTTTGGATATACCAGAGAAGATGAGCTTGGGAATGTATTTTATACAGATAAAGCGGATGCGTTCGGCAAAAGAATTTTTCAAACTTTGCATCAAGCTAAGGATAGCTTTGCCGCAGACAAGGACTATAAAATAAATGTAGAACAAATTCCAGGCGAATCCGCCGCGGCTAAGATGCAAATAGCAGATGAATTCTTTTATCCAGATACAGTGGTAAAAGATTTGCCGCTTTATGGTAATCAATTTATTCCATTAGGCATTAAAACCACAATGATAGAACGTATTCGTATTGCTTCTCTATTTGATTCTTATTGCAATGGTGGTAGCATTGCTCACTTAAACATTGATGCGCCATTTGATAGTTTTGAAAAGGCTTGGGATGCTGTAAATTATATTGCCGACCAAGGACTTACATACTTTGCTTTCAATACTAAAATTCAAGCGTGCGCGAAAAATCATGCTTTCTATGGTAAGAAATGCCCAATTTGCGGCGGCGATGTTGCTACAGAATATACAAGAATTGTAGGGTTCTATACGCCTATCAAAACTTGGAGCCGCGAACGTAAAGCGGAATTTAAAATGCGTCAATGGGAGCATATAAATGATAAGAATTGAACTTGATATACCGATGCCACAAGCATGTATAGGGTGCTTCTTACTTGATGACGAATTTGAATATTGTCATGGCCATCTAGCAACCGATTCTAAAGAATTGCGGCCTTATTTAAGAACAGTCCCATACACTAAACCTGAGTGGTGTCCCTTAATTGAGGTAAACAAATGAGAATAAAAGGGATAATTGATTACGATTGCACTAATTACAAATTACCGTGTTTAACCATAGAATTTCCATATTGTACTTTCAAGTGCGATAAGTTAAATGGCTGCCAAGTCTGCCAAAATAGCGGCTTGGCGGCTGAGCCAGATATAGAAGTGAACGGCGAATATATTTGGAATCTATATAAACAGAATCCATTAACAAAAGCGTTCTGTTTTCAAGGCTTAGAGCCATTTGATAGCTATTTAGATTTATTAGATTTAGTTATGTTCATAAGAATACATAAACAATGCGATGATCCTATTATTATATATACTGGATATAATGAAGGTGAGGATTGGATCGTAGAGAATTCGTTACGACATTATAATAATATTATAATTAAGTACGGAAGATATCTAATGGGGCATGAGCCACATTATGATGATGTATTAGGCGTAAAATTAGCCAGTAATAATCAATATGCGAAGGTGTTAAAATGAAAGTAGAAGTAAGTAAAGACCAGGAACTTGTTGCAACGATTAGGCAAGCGCTTAAAGATAATGACGGCTATTGCCCTTGTATCTTTCAAAGCAAAGGAAAGCCAGAATACAAATGTATGTGTCAAGACTTTTTAAATAACGTAAAAGCTGGAGAAACATGTCATTGTGGATTATATTTAAAAATTGAGAGTTGAATACTTGACATTTTCCCAGAAATCTGATATAATAAATTATCAAAAGAAATAGGTGATGAAATGATTTACTTATTAATTGTTTTAATTATTATAATCGGATTTCTGGGATTTAAACTGTATCAAAAGAATACAATTGATACTCAATTACTTAATGAGTATTAGCAGCAGTTAAAAGAAATTAAAGAGCATCTAGATTTTGATAAAGAGGCTCTTGATACTTATCAACATAAATTATTAGATATTCAACTTAAAGTGAATATTGAGCAGCAAAAACTTACTGATATGCGTAATCAATTAGATAGCGCACAGACTAGTCTTGCAGATGCCAGAGATGAATATCATCATCTTGTAAATGATAAGATGCAAGAAATTGATTAGGCCATGGAAGAGTAGCGGCAAAAGCGCCAAAGAGACCTTGATGAGACATTTGAAGAAAAGAAAGCGGTGCTACAAGCCGATTATGAAAATACTCTGCGATAGTATGATAAAAATGCTGATGAAGCCAAAACTATCGCGGCAAATCTGATAGAAGAGGCATAGAATAAGGTTAAAGAATATTAGTTAGCAGAAGAACAATAGCGAGAACGGTTCTTAAGCCTACGCAAGCCACTACTTCAATATGAAATGGATAAGCAAGCTAAGTTGTTTTATACAATATAGCTGCCAGAAGAGTATAGAGACGATATTGAGTTCTTATTAACTACTGTTGCTGAAAAAGTACAGCATCCAGATATCATTGCAAAGCTGGTTTGGGCTGAATATGTCAAACCCAATCTAGATGATACATTTAAGCGTATAGAAATTAAGGCAGAACCCGGTATTTATAAATTAACAAATATAGATAGCGGAAAAGCCTATATCGGAAAAAGTACTGATATAAAAAAGCGCATTGCAGACCATTTCAAGTCTTCAATTGGTATTAAGAGTATCGCAGACCAAGCGGTACATCACGAAATATTAAAAACTGGATTCTGGAATTGGTTAATTGAAGTAATTACCTATTGCGATAAAGATAGGCTTTCAGAGCTTGAAAAATACTATATTGAATTCTTTGATACATAGACATTCGGATATAACCGTAATGCAGGAGGATAAATGGACTATCATGAAGCTAAAGCAAATACAGATTTGCCAGAGAAAAACAGCTTAATTTAGCGCTTCGCGGAGATTCAAGGTATAGAATATGCAGAAGCAGAAAAGCAAGTTGGCGCCGAAACCGATGAAGAAATTATGAAAAAGATTACTGACTTCACTATTACTAAAATTAATGGCGGCGTCAGGTTGAATCGGGCTCAGCGACGTGCATTGGTCAAGAAGAATAAAGGTAATAAAGCTAAGCTATCTCAAAAATCTCAAATAGATTAGATTAATGAGGTTGCGACCAAGCTGAATTATATAGATTTAATTCAAAAGCTAAGAAAATTAAATGAAAAGAAAGAAAAGGAGAATGAAGAAAATGGCACAGCAACTGTTGAAGACAACTGATGTATACCGTGTAGACACTGAGGAAGCCGCAGTGGAAATGATTGAGGATGCTAAGAATCGTCAGATTGAAGGTGGCTATACCCTAACAAAGTCTGGCTATGTGGTAAAGACAAAGAAATCCAAGGGAGAAATTATTGATACTTGGATGATTGTTACTACTGAAAAAACTTTTAATGATTAAGTGAGGTAAAAAGTATGGATGAATTTTTAAATAATAGTGAATTAAAAGGTTTTATTGATGCTATTAATAGTATCAAGGAACTGGATGATAACATACTTACTGATGAGTTTGTAAATCAGGCAACTGAAAACATCGTTGGGAGCTTCTCTCCTGAGCTTGCTAATCAGGCAATTAATCAGATTATTCAGAATCTAGAACTTTAGGGGCAGACACGTGAGCAGACCGCCTCAATGATGGAAACTCTTAAAGATGCATTGAATACTGTTGTATATGGCAATACAGTTCTTACTGGCGGTAAGCGCAAGATTATTGACGCAATTGTTAATAACATTTATAGCCTGTTTGATACTGTAGTAGAGAAGTATCATAGTTATTCTATTGAACTTCCTATGAAGTTAGAAAAAGACGCTCAGGTTCCAACATACGCGCACGATACAGACGCTGCCGCAGATATCTATGCGATTGAAGATACAGTAGTGAAGGCCAACACCTATAGTAATAAACTTCGCACTGGTGTTAGCATTCAATTGCCGGAGGGCTGGCTAGCATTTATCCTACCTCGGTCAAGCATCGGCGCGAAAACGCCACTTCGTCTCAGCAATAGTGTAGGGTTAATTGATAGCGGTTATCGTGGAGAGTTAGGCGTGCTTTATGATAATACTTCTAATAATGACGTAACCATTAATAAGGGAGACCGTATCGCACAGCTATTAGTAATGCCAAGTTATCGTTTTAAGGCACAGGTGGTTGATATTCTAGGAGCCTCTGACCGCGGCGAAGGCGGCTTCGGGAGCACTGGTGCCTAATGGCAAGTATTAATATATATACAGTATAGAATGCTCTTGAAACTGAAGGTTGGCAACTACTAAGTGATACTTATAAAAATTTAAAAACACCACTAGAAATGATATGCCCTTGCGGTCATACACAGCATCAAACATTTGAATAGTGGCGCAAGCATAAAATATGTGATGTATGTATGGCCGGTGACCCTTATAAGGTCAAAAAAAATAAGATTCCAGCTAAAGGCGAAAGTACTACAAGAATACTAGCGCTTGACGCCGCAACTGGAATCACTGGCTACTCGTTGTATGATGATAAAGTGTTAGTTAATTATGGTATATTTAAAACTAACGCTTCGCTCTCAGCAACAGAACGTATTAATTAGGTTAAGCAATGGCTTAAAGCCGCGCTAAAAGAATGGGAACCAGACTTTGTAGGAATAGAAAATATTCAGCTACAAAAGTATGGAACTGGCGCAGCTTAGGCGCAAGTTAAGACATTCTAGACTTTAGCTAACTTGTAGGGAGTACTCCTAGATACGGTTTTTGAAGCTAACATTGATAGTGACCTTGTCTATCCCAGCGAATGGCGCTCATATTGCGGCATTGGAGATGGTGACCAGCATCGTGAGGCTAGGAAGAAAGCTGCATAGGCTAAAGTAAGAATATGGTATGACATGCAATGCTCTGAAGATGAAGCAGACGCAATTTGCATTGGAAAATATTTTTGTAATAAAATTAAAGTGCATAGCACTTGGGGAGAAGATTTATGAAAGTTATTTTAAGAGAAGTACTTGAAGGACAAGAAACACTACAGAAATTAAGCCATCAGCCACTACCTGGCCGCGCCGCTTTCCAGATTGGCCGGCTACTAAAGAAACTAGAAGAAGTTCTAACTTCCTATAATGAAGTAAGGACCAAACTAATTGAGAAATATGCTAAGAAAAATGAAGATGGCACATTTGAGCTGAATGAAAACAATGAATATCAGTTCACTTCTGAAAATATGCAGGCATATGTAAATGAGCTTAACAATGTAATTGCCGAGGAAGTTGAAGTTGAAGCTAAGCCTATTAATTTTAAGGATATTGAGAATCTTGAATTTACGGCAGCAGAAATGACATTCCTTGAACCCTTCTTGAAGATTGAAGATGAAGAATAAAAAATAAAGCCCGGACTCATAAAGAGTCCGGGCTATTTTTTTATTACATTGTAGGATCAGCCTTCGCATTGTGCGTTACTAAACCACTGCCAACTAAATAAGTATGATATTTATTCAAGCGGCAATTATAAACTGTAGAGCCATTAAGGTCTTCGCGCGCTTTTACTTTCTGCAAGGTAGCTGTGCCTTGTTTTGTAATAATCTTATCTCCAATTTGTAATTCAGTTACATTAGAAATATAATGTTGTTCCTAACGGCATGCATCTACATCTAATGCTTTCCAACCATCAGTAGTTAAGAATGGATGCCCTTTAGTAGCAATAATTATTTCTTCTGTAGAAAAATGTAATTCCACTAAATTAGAAGAATTTTTGAAAGTCTAAGGCCACATAACAATATCTGTTCCAAAAGTATTTGTTATTGGGTCATATGCCATAACCTACATTCCTGCAGTTAAATCTTCAATAGGTATGCATGAGCCATTTGCTAACCACACAGAAGTTCCAGCAATTAAACAACTGGCAGCAGCTGATGTTCCAGAGCACGTGGTATGACAATTACCACGGCATGTAGATTTGCATCCACCAGTACAGCTATAGGCACATTCTTTTGTGCACTCATAACGGCAGTTATTATTACAGTCATTTGTCTAACTAGCTCCACCGCCACCAGTACTACTAGTAGACTAGACAGTGACCGACTAGCTAACTTCAACTCCTGCACCAGATCTTGCAACAGCGGTTACGGTTCCGTTATTATTTGTTAAATATAGAGTTATTGCGCCTGCTGCCGCGACAGCTCTTTTATATGCATCCATCGCGGCAATATTAAAATTTACAGTGCTACCATCCACTCTAGTAAAAGTAAAATCGCCTGTTTCAGACGAACCAACTAATTCACAGAAGCAGGAACCAAATGTATGCCGTTTATCGCCAATTTCATAATAATTATCTTTATCAATATTAGTGTTCGTAATCGTGCCACCAGATAAAGAATCTTTATTAACAATAAAATTACCAATTTGGCCAGCCAGTATTGTGGTTTCTCCTGTGTTTGCTTTAACACTAAATGTAATCTCTGGATTACTAATTGGTCGTATGGTTCCAGTAAACTAGATAGGCTTGTATCCCATAGATTTAATTTCTGTAATATAATTACGATAATCGCTTCCATGAGCTTTAACAACTGCATCATACCACTCTGCATCAGGAGATGTGCTCATATTATAAACAATATCTACCTCATTCAAGTCTTTTACAGGTGTAGTACTGCCACTAGATGATACAATATAGATAGTTGTCTTACCGGTTGTAAGATTACTCTAAACTTCAATTGTTTCACCATCAGCAATATTCTAACCTAGATGCTCAAAGCTACTCGTTGCCATACTACTTGTGTCGAATTCATATTTTTCATATGTATACTTCGGATACACAGAAACAATTATCGGCGCCTTAATATATATGGTTTCATCCGTAATATTCCGGCTTGCCTCACTAGGATCATATTCGTCATAATAGCATTCTTTTTCTTGTCCGTCTGTATCAGTATATTTATAAACATAGTAAATAGAATTATTAATAGTAACTGTTTCACATAATTCTTGCGTATTAGCTAGATAAATACCAGCAACATCATTGCCTGTGACATTTTTCCCGCCGCTTACTAAATTAATACCATATCCTGATAGCATTGTTTTATTAATTTGCCAGCCGCCAATAGAGCCTGAAGCGGCTTCAACACGGCCTTTTAAAGTTAAGTTACCAGTGTCTGGGTCAGCATAGAATACATCATTTCCTCCCCAATCACGTAAAATAAGCCCATTCCAGCTAATTTCTACGCGCTGAACAGTATTATCCAATTTCTTATAATTATAAGAAACATTGCCAGTAAGATCCTAAATTTTTTGAGGAATATACGAGCCAGCTTCGCTTGTTAAAAATAGTCCATTAGGATTAAATACGACATACTGTTTTAAATCTATTAGATTGTTCGGAGCCTAAATATTATTTGTAATTGTTTTATAATCAGAAGTAAACGATTTATATGCATATAAACCATCACCATTCCATTGGAATCGTAATTCATTGCCAGCATAAACTTTAATTTTATTGGTATCCAATTGGCCCGTGGTGATTAAGTTTGCATTAATTCCAGAAGGCAATATGCCAGTATTCCAAATCCAGTTGCCGCCATTATCCTTTTCAGTAGCGGTAAAAATGCCGCCGCCACGGAACGCAACAACGCCGCTATCGCTTGTACCCCAAATACCCTATTCCTAATCAATAGTAAGTGTACCTTTTCCAAAGCTTAAATTCAAATTGGCACTATTAATACTATTATAAATAACATTACTATCAATTAAACCAGTGGAAGTAAAGGCACTAATTGCTGAATTTAGCCCCGGGCGCGTGCTCTTCATAGCCTCTGTTTGCGCTACAATCGTGCTAAATAGGTCTTCAAATTTTGTTTCATAATTTTTAATTTCTATTGTATCTTCCCAGAATTTATCCAGCTTCATTGTGATAGTTGAGATGTAACCGCTCACATTCTCTAGCGCCAAATCGTTATCGTTAATATGTACAATTTGG